TCAGGTCCGCATCGAGTTGGAGGCGGTCGGGAAGGAGATTTACGACCCGTCCAAGCAGCCGTCGCCAGTCCCGCTCGATCCGTTGGCGCCAAGGCCGACGAACAATGCGGACGGATCGTGGAAGCCGGTTGATCAGCTCACGTACATCCCTACAGAGAATGGGCCGCCATCTTGGGAAACAGAGGACGAATTCTGCGGGAATGTCTCGCGAGACAAGGTTCTCCAGCCTGACGGGACGTACGTCACTGCCCAGTCCCTCGCTCAGCAGTACATCTATCGAGCATGGCGAATTAAGCCGGATGGCGACGGGCTTGTCAGTATTCCCGGCTACGTCGAGAAGAGCATCGCGGGCGGCGAAGGACTGGGCAGCAACAAGGTCTTTCCGCGACAAATCATCCTCACCGAAGAGACGGTCGACAAGTACGTCAATGAGGATAACTCGCGGGCATACTCCCCGGCGTTTTGCGACTTCGTTGGCTGGCACAAGCTGCGGGCGGAAGCGGGGAATTGCCCTGGCGGGACTCGGCTCGATTACCAGTCCGTGAACCCCGACGATCCGAATGAGATGGCGTCGTTCTCCATCGACGCGGAACGCGGGCTCGTGTTCACTTCGATTGCCCTGCGACGATTCGAGAATCACGCGGACGGAGACGCGAAGTATCCCGCCCGAGTGTTCATCAATTGTGCCGTGATGATCCGCGACAATCAGACCGGCCAGCCTGTGCGATACTCGAAGCTGAAGGTGGTACCCGGAGCGACTCCCGCCGATCCTGACTCGCCGAAGTTCGTACTGCCAATCCGTGCCGACGACATCACCCAGCATTTCAAGACCACGTACAACATCGACGATGAGAGCGGCGACGGGTCCACCTACGCGACTCTCGACAATCTCGCCGAGTGCGACGAACGGGCCGACTACTACATCAACTGCAAGCTGAAGGAATTCGAGGCTCCACAGGCACTGACGCGAACGTATCAGCTACTCGTTCCGCTCGATCTCGACGGGGCGATTCAGCAGATCTCCTACACGATCAGCAAGGCCGGGGCGAACACGAAGGCCAGCGTCGGGACGGAGCACGACTTCACCCGGCCGAGCTACCGCGACGCACAGCAGCGAGTCCTGCGGGGGAAGATCGCGACCGCCGAGAACGAGTGGACGATCCGCCAACTCAAGAGAGAGATGGGCAGTCTATGAGCGGAGTTGCCCCGAAGCTGCCATTCCCGATCCTGAATCAGTCCGGCGAGGTCATCCCCCCTCGCTCGGCGGTGCTCGTGACTGGAGTCGTCACCGACACCGATGGGCAGTTCACGTACTCGACCGTTACCAAGTTCAACGGGGCGTCCGGGAACATCATGGTGACGGGCGACAAGTCCATCGCTATCGGCGGCATGGGGACCGCATTCTACGACAACTTCCTTTACGTCTCCGTCGACCCTGGGGCGGCTGATCCTGTCGCAGGCCAGGAATGGGGGCCAGTGTCTGGCTCGTGGGTGCTTGGGTCGGCCGGATCTGGGTTCGTTGCTCAGGGTGCTCCGCTGTCTGGGAGCAATCCGAAGCGGGCATTGTTTTATCGCAAGCCAGGTGGTGGCGGTTCGCAGATCGTTCAGTTCACTCTGACTTCGGCGGACTGTGTCGCCGGGACTGGAATCGCGGTCGTTGATTATGTGATTTGCGATGGGGCTACCGCCTCGCCAGGCGATGTGATCGATTTAGTTGATCCGCTCGGGTATTTAACAGGAAACCCCGCACTGCTTGTTAACCACAAGGGCATGGCTGTCCGGATGGCCGAAACAGATCCTTACAACGGCGACTCCTGCGTCTATTCGATCATCTCAATGGATGATTTGGGCTATAACTGTGCCTAGAAAACCATCCTGCTCAGGCTGCTGTGTCCGCGATCTATCGTGCACTGCTTGCGCGAGATGCCAGCCGAGATACCTCTGCGTCGATGTTGAGGTGTTGCCAGGTCCGTACGCTTCGCTTGGGTGCTGCGATGTCGACGATTATGGGATTGGACACTTCTCGTTTCGCATGACGCGGCAATGCGGTGGGTGGTCTGGGTCCGGATCTTGCTCGGGAATCTTCGCCGATATTCAAGTCACACTAAGCGGAACGGGTCCGAGTTGCTCAACTGTCGTCAACTCAACACTGTTGGCAACACCGTTGGAGTTTGCTGGATTTCTCCCGGCGATAACGTTCGTTGCGGAAGACAGTGACGGGAACGAATTCACGATTACCATCTCGCGATCTAGTGTCGTCGAAAATCCAGTCATCAAGGAGCGTTGCTCTCCATGCACCTGCACGACATGCCTGCCAGCGAAGATCTGTGCCAGAGTGACGGCGACAGCAACCGACTATGCGGGCTCAGCTAATGACGCAGCGTCGCTTAACTGGGATTGTGAAACGAAGCAGTGGGCCGGATCGGTTGGCGACACCAGTGTCGTGATTCAGTTGAAGCCAGCATCGTCGGGAATTTGTGGCGTCGACATCACCGCGACTGGACCGCATGGAAGCTATTCCGGGATCTATTATTTCGAGGGGGCGCTGAACTCGCGGAAAATTCACGGCACAATCTGCCGGGATTCGGACAGCATTCAGTCAACTCTGGGAGCACCGGAGCTACTGCCGTGCGAGACGGAACCATGCGACGACCCGCCGCCTCAGGACTGGGTCAGCTTGATAGACGTTCATCTGTCTCTGCTCACCGGATCCACGGTGACGGGAACATTGAGCCTACGTGATCAATCGTGTGGAGAATGCACCCCGGCCTGTTCCGCAACGTGCTGCGACCCAGCGGAAGAGTCGGATTGCCATATCACCCTATCGTCGACGTGCTCCGCAATTAACGGTGCTTCGTGGCTGCTGACGCGAACAGGATCCCATCATTGGTCGGGCGGCGCTTCGATTGCGGGTCCGTCATTCACCACGATTGCATTACATGCCGACATGAGTTGTGTCGGAGATACCACAGGCGGCATCAGCGGCAGGCCGTTTAACGCCGCCATAACAATCAACGCCTGCTCCGTTTCGCTCGACGGAAACGGAATGTCGTGCGTGCCAATCATGTCTGGAACACTTGACCCTTCGACTGTCGACCTAACGTCGTGTGTCATTGGATGCGGAGTATCAACTGTGTCTGCGGAGATCTCACCGTGAGGCAGGAATGCGAACAGTTCCATGGTCGCCTGCGAGCATTGTGCGAGGGAACAGCGGAAGGTGTCACTGCTCGGACATGTGATCTATGGAGAATCACCAAGGGCTTGGCGCCATTGTCTGGCGTCTCGGCGGCAACGACTGTAGTCGCGACGAACAGGCGGGAGGCGTCACAGCAGATCGCATATACGTGTCAGCATCGTGGGGAAAAGATCCGCGATGACGAGAGCAATTTGTGCGGATCCAGAGGCGAGCAGATTTCCATTTTCCGTTGCAACCTGCACGACACAGAATGCAGCATGGCCCGATACTGCCAGCATCAGACCGTGAGGCAATGCAACCGCTGCGAGGATCGACAGCCGACAGAGATGCCGCCGCCATTCCCGCAACAGCGAGGGCCGAATCCATTCACCTACACGCCGGGGCAGATACCAGAATTTGTCACAATGGAGCGTCTTCAGCAGGATGTGCGAACGCTCTCCAGCATGATTCCGCCTGAGACATCGATGATAGTTGGCGTCTCGCGGTCTGGCGTCACGATTGCCTCAATGATTGCCATGCTGCTGCATTTGCCTTTCTCGATTATCCGGCAGTCGATGGGCGATGTGATTGAGGCCGGTAATGGCTGGCGACTTACGGGCAACACCGGAGGTCAAGGCCCGGCAGTGGTGGTCGATGACACATGTATGACCGGCAATTCATTCAAACAGGTAATGCCAATTGTGTGGAGATCGCTCCCTGGTGCAATCAGTGCGGCGGTCTACGTTAATCCGCTTGCAAGGCTCAAACCTGATCTATTCGTTCGGGAGTTGCCTCACCCGCATTTGCTGGAATGGAACCTGTTCAACTCTGTTTTCGGTCCAGGCATGGCTTGCGACTTCGACGGAATATTGTGTGCGGATTGCGACCCGCGGGACGATGATGACGGAGATCGGTATCGCGGGTTCCTGCTGACTGCGACCCCAAAATACATGGTTCGGAAAACTCGACTACCACTAATCGTGACCGCCCGATTGGAGAAGTGGCGGAAGGAAACTGAGCAGTGGCTGGCATGTCACGGCATCGCGTGCGATCAGATCATCATGGGTCCGTGGGCCAGTAATCGCGAGCGGGCGAAAGTGGACATTGGGCAGTGGAAGGGGGGGCACTTCTCAGAGTTCATGCGTCGGAGGCATAGGATTAAACCGCCGCTGTTCGTCGAGTCAGATGAGAGACAGGCCCGCAGAATCGCCGAAGTCAGCGGCGGCGTCGTCGTGTGTCCTGCGGCCGGGAGGTGCTTCTGATGGATCGTCACGAGGCAGTAACTCGGTCTTATCAAATCCCAGGAATGATGTGGCCAACGGAGCTCTGCTGGCTGTATGACACGTTTGGCAAGTCGAGGAGTCACGCTGAAATTGGATCATTTTGCGGAAGGTCACTGTTCGCCGCGTGTGCCGGGATGTCACCGAAATCGCGAGTCTATGTGGTGGAACCATTCCTCGGCTACCATGACCATGTTCCGAGCGAGAGGTGGTGGCGAGCCGTATTCGCGGCTGCAGTCGCGGAAATTACAGCAAGAGTCATTCACATTGAGTCAGGGTCGATCGAGTCTGCCCGCCAGTTGCATCGGTCAGGAGTGCAACTCGACTCGGTGTTTATTGACGGAGACCATAATTTCGCCGAGGTCTGTGCAGATATCGAATCGTGGAAGCCGTTGATCAGGACGGGCGGGATAATATCTGGGCATGATTACAGCACTCAATATCCGGGCGTCATGGACGCGGTAAATCAATCGTTTTCGGGCTTCCGCGTTGTGCCGAATACGCGGATCTGGTGGTCACTGGTTTAATTGCGGATCTCGTGTGTGACCTCGCGACCAGTCGCGTCGAATGTCACGTCATGCATCCGGTGGAGCGAGTCCCAGTAGCGATGCGATTCCAGTAGACCGGATGAATCATAGTCTCGCTGTTCGGCCCATTCTCCGGCGACAGTCCGGACTCGTGAGAACCCACCAAAGGGCCGCGGCTGCGTCTCCCATTCGGCCCCCGACATGGCGTCGGTATCAGGCCGGTCGGAAATGACCCAAGACAGGACAGCGCACCCGGCGAGCAGCGACAAGACGAGGAACAGGGAGCGACGGAAAGCGGCCATGGAATAATCCCCGCAACAAGTCGGTTACAGATGCACATCAGTGTCAGGCCGACACGAATTGCAAACGCAACGCCGTTGCACTAGATCATTTATTTCATCCTCAGTCCATGTGTTTTTGCAACTGCTTTGTAAAAAAAGAAAACAACCGACAATCCGACCGTGAATGAATCCGGTCGCAGCTGCTCCCCATTGACTTTCCGCACTCGCTAAGTCGATACTCTTCGCGTCAACACACGAAACAGGAGTATCGACGATGGGCAGCGACAAACCGAAGATCGGGCGACCGCCGAAGCGTCCCGAGGATAAGTATCTGACCAAGGCCCGCCAGTTGGGGCGAATCCCCGACGAGGAATGGGACGAGATGCAATCCGCCGCAAGTGAGGCAGGCGAATCGTTTACGGCGTGGGCACGCGGAGTCCTACTGCGGGCGGCGAGACGATCTCGAAAATAATTTTGAGAAAACTGCGTTTTGCGTATTGACGTGAAAGTGGGACACCGATACTATTCCTGCACGTCCAACGCAGAACTGACTCCGGCCAGCCTCGTGTACGACGCCTCAGTCATGAGAATGAATGACCAGACCTCGGGAGTATGCTGAAAATCATTCCCAACGCCCGCCGGGTGCTGAAAACCCGGCAAATTATTGCCCGACCAAGAGGGCACTGAACACTTCCGCTCAGTCGGCGCGCCGGCCGCTTCCGGCGACAAGGAAATCAAATGATTCACGCGAACAACATCAGCAACGCGGGCTCCAAGTCGTTCTATTTCGTGGGCGACGGCTGCGAAGTCGTTGCCGTTTTTGAAGATTCTGGCAGCGCGGAGTCGCGGGCCAGGGCGCTGAACGAACAGCATGACACGCGGGAGTACGTCGCGTATTCTCGCGATTATGAAGAAACGCTTGAGTCGCCTTGCGAGCTTGCCGCTTGCCGCGCGGCTGGATTGATTGATTGATCGAGCATCTGATCAACACAGCCCGCCAGAGCTGCAATCTGGCAACTTTAGACTCTCGCGGCGACGTGCCGCAGACCAATAACCGGGCGAACGATTGAGGGGAATGAATCATGCTGACAACGGAACAACGCGACACGCTGGTTGCTGAGATCGAAGCCGCGAATCTGACCAATCCTGAGATCGTCGCTGACTACGTCCTGTCCTGCGAGACAATCGAGGACGCCCGCGCCGAGTTTGCAAAGGCAGTCGCGAATGAGCCGACCGTAAGCATTGATTCCAGTGTTGGCGGCTCGATCTGGTTGGCCTGTGGCGGGATGCGATACATGATCGACGGAGGCGACGGGTCGGTCGGTATTGAGGTTACCACGATCGATCTGGATGCTTGCAACGATTGCGATGTCTCTCCAGAGGATCTGCGTCGGAGATTGTCGACCGCAACGTCGAGATATCTCAGCCACCACGTCAGCGGGAAATCTCTTGAGCAGGCGATGGAGTGGCTCGACGACAACACCACGCATGATCGGTCGGATTGGTACAGCGTCGACGATCTGGAGTCGGCTACCTGTTAGTGTGCCGAATGATCCCGTCGCACGTCGCGACGGGGGATCTCTTAACGACATTATTATTGATCGCAATAACATGATCCTCAGCACGTACAAAGTATTCGGAAGCGGTTCGGCGGGCGTCATCAGCTACGTACGGCCGGACCTGACCCTCGCGCAGTACATCGCAGCAATTGATGAGTTGCGCGAGATTGCTGTCGACGACGGCAATAATGGATTCATCGGTACTCTCAGCGTTCCGGACGACGCCGCGCTCGTGCGCGGCGTCTGGCGGGAGCTGTGGTCTGACCCAGGGTGCGGCGGACATTGCCCACCAGATGACATGATCCGCGTTGTGTACTCATATTCGCAGTTGCTGCCGTACGTCTCCGCGTACGGCAGCGCGCTGATCGCTGACATCGCGGTGCTCGACAGCCTGGAGCGACTGCACCCAGTCACCACGGTCAGCACTTGATTTCCGAACAATCGTGTTTACGTCGGGGCACCAATGCGTCCCTGTGACACCAGAAACGCCATCGCCGGTATCGCGACCATAATAGCCCTGGTCGCGTGCTGGCTGGTCTATGAGGCGGTGAGGTGGGTGGTCGTCCGGCTCTTCTGACTACCCATTCTCCACGCCGAAAAACACGCTTGACGCAGGTCCGCCGCGCGGTACACTCTGCCCGCAATCCAATGACATGCCCATCCGGACAACGACGGGCAGTAACTCAGGGTGACACGCCGGGACGTAGTGAATCCGTCCTGCCCATCTCTCGTGTCGATCAGCTCTCGTGAGGGGCCATTCTCATGACGACGACGACTGACGATCTGTTCTGTGATAACTCCCGCATCGCATTTGACTACCCTCGCCACAACTTCTACGGGGTGTTGTCGAAGCTGGAGCCGCGACGCCTGCAGGTGACTGCCATCCGCGACCTGACCTGCGACCCGATTGAGGGTCAGACGTTCGAGCTGAATCCGCTGCTGAAGCGAGGGCTACTTCTCGTGACGGGGATCGATCTCGACAAGGGCCAGGAGCGGAGCTTCTACGTCGAGTCGATGCGGCGAGTGAAGCGGATCGAGGGGTAGCAAGACCAAAGGACGAAAGATACTTTGGGCCAACGACCCGGACGGCGTGACAGCTTTCCGGGTCGCTTCGTTTCACGGGCAAAGTGTTGAGTGAAAAGTTGAGTGAAACGGCGAAATCGTCTCTCGATCCGGCCTGTCGATTTCCGCGAAAATAAACAAACCGCCTGCACCTCTCAAGAGATTTATTCGGCCGGTTTAATCATTTTGAATCCGGTGAGATTATGAGTCCTCTGCTCTAACCGATTGAGCTACGGTCCCGACACTGTAAAAACAGGCTGTTTTCAACTTTCCTTGCTGCTGTCGTCGGGCGGTGTTGAGTCGAAAGTTGAGTGATTTTTCCCGCCTTTCGACTTCCTCACCTCCGCCGATATCTTCTGGGCATCGAGGTTTGCGTAGTAGGTTGTGGTCGTTTTGATGTCCTTGTGTCGCATGAGTTTCTGCAGGACGACTGGGTACACCCTTGGCGCCCAGCGAGTCCCGAACGTGCGGCGGAGATCCTGGGCGGAAGCGAACTTGCCTCTCCTGTGATCGACCACAATACCGGCCTTCTCTCCAATTTCCGAGATCGTACGGGAGAGGTTCGTCTCATTGTTTATCGGGTGCCCTCGCTCCCCAAGTGGATTGAAGACGTGGCCGTGCCGCTCGCTCTCCGGGGTCCGCAGCAGGAACCTCTCGAAGTCGTCCGTGATCGGCAGACTCGTCGTCGTGCGGCCCTTGTCGTCCTCCGCGTCGATCTCAATCACTGGGTACTTTTCCTTGAGGCTGACCCGTGGGGCGATTGGGTCGTCCCAAGACAGCTCGGCGGCTTCTGCCAGGCGAAGACCGGAGATCCAGAGCCCGATCAACAGGTGTCTCCACGATGCGACCTGAGGCGGGGTGACGACGAGGGAGACCGCCCGCAGCATCTTGACGAACTCCCAGAACGTCAGGTCGCGGCCCTTCACCTTGCGTCCGCGACTGGTCCTGAGCTTCGCCTCAGGGAGAATGGGTAGTGTCGCCAGATGCCCCTGACCTACTGCCCACTCCAACGCACAGCGAATCGCGATGATGTGCCCACGGATGGTGTCTTCGGCCCGGCCAAGTCCCCGCAGCTTGGCGATGTATCGGGAGATCTCGACCGAGTCCAGCGAGGCTAGCGTCTCCGGCTTCATCGTCTTTTCGTAGACGTGCAACTTCGAGATGTGCCACTTCTCCGTCGCCTCATCCATGCTGCTGGTTTCCCGGTCATGGTAGACGACGAGGAAGTCTTTCCAAAGGAGCGACCCATCGCCCTTGGGGATTCGCTGGTTGAGTTCCGCCTCCAGCCTCACGCGGGCGGTTTCGGCGTCGCGTTTCTTGGTGCATTTGCTTGAGCGAGTCTCGCGTTTGCCTGTCTTCGGATCCGTCCACTGGAGATAGAAAAACTTCCGTCCAGCGTCGATCACGTAGACTTTGATGGAGTCGGCCGGCGTGCTCATGGCTTGCTCAGGATCTGCTCTGCTTCAGTCGCTGCTGCTGTTCCCGGATAGGATTCAATCAGTTCTTTCAGCCATTTCCGGCCTGTTTCGGTTTCCTTCTTGTCGATGAACTTCTTCGCCAGGGCCAGCTTCGCGGCGGCTTTCTTCTCGTCCATCTCCATCTTGGCCTTTTTCTCTTCGTTGGCCTTGGTGTCATCCTCTTTTTTCTTTCGGGCTGCGATCGCATCTAGTGCGATTTGTCTCTTCTTTTTCTCATCTGGCGTCAGGTCTGGGATTGTTGCATCGATCTCATACTGGCTGAACTCGCCTGTAGGGAGTTCCGATTGGTCGAAAATGCAGAGCAGTTCATGGACTGTCTTACTGCCCATCCCCACGGTTTCGTATGTCACGGTCCCTTGCACCTCAAATAGCGACTGATCGAGCTTTAGCTTCTTTCCGTCGACGACGTTCTCAAGATTGAGTCCGCGAATCATTACGAGCACTGGCCTGTCTCGTGAAATTGCCGCCAGGCATGATCCCATCTGTTTTGACACGACCTGAATCACCTCGACGGTGGATGTGATCGATCCGGAATCTCCCTTGTCCATGTCTCTGAAATTGATCGGCGGGAGCTTGGTCGCTTCGGATATTATCAACCTGAGCGACGCGATCTCCCTGTTGAGAGATTTCATTGCGTCCTGCTCTCCTGCTGTGTCCGCCGAGATCCTGCAGTCCCTCACCTTCGACTTCAGGGTGTTGATCAACTCGACGGAACGCTTGGCGGACAAATGAGCGGCGTCGATTCGATTCTGAACCGTTTGATGGATCTTCTTCTTGGGTGGCGACTTGGCGCCAGGCTTCGCAACTGCAGATGTATCCTGGGCATGGGAGGTACATCCGAGCAGGATCACGCACAAAACAGCCAAGCTACACATGATCACCCCTTCTTTCGCGTCGATTTCTTGACGATCCCCAGTGAGTTCGCTTTCGCGAGAGCCTCTCTCTTGGCCTTGTCAAACGCATTCTTCTGCTGCCGGATTTGGAACGCCGCTGGCTTCCCCGTTTTTTTGGCGTGGAGCTGGTTTCGGAACTGAAACTCCGATTCCGTGCAAAGCCTGTAAAGTGAGTCTGCGTAAGTTTTTGCGACAGACAATTGCAGGTAGATCGGCGAAAACTCGTGGTCCTTCATGTTCTTTGCGAGAGACGCGAGGGCATCGGAAGCGGCCTTCATCGCGGATGCCAGGTACTCGATGTCTTCGATCGTGTGCGGTGTGAACGCCATTGGATTCTCGAATTCTTGAAATTCTTTTTGCGACGCAAATCTCCGACAGATCACTGCTTAAATCAAACCGCTATCTGGATAGAGCTAGATTTTTCTAAGCTATTTCACGAAATATCTTGACGCCATTGGCGGTCGGGTGTTTAATCCACCCATCAAACGCATCACAAAAACGATGCGACGAACGAAAACAAAACCGAATTCGCGGGCCGGGAGAGACTGAGATGACCACCAAGAAGCCAAGGGCGAAGGTGAAGGATCACCAGGCCGAACAGCGGACGTACTCCGCTGGTGTCGACCCAACCGTGAGCTACCCCGTCAATGACTTCCTGATCGTGGCCCGGCTGTCACGTGCCCGTCTGGCCTACGCCAAGCGGCGTGCGAGAGAAATGGGGATCGATCTCGTCCGTGATACAGGAACGCCAACGGTCCTTGGCAAGGACTGGATTGCCTACTGCGAGCGATGCAAGGCGTACACGACCGTTCGCGGTCGACCGCGGCAGTCGAAGGAGTCCACGGCGGGCAACGCGACTTCCACTTAACCAGATCACCGCAAAATCGCTCAACCCCGTAAAAACAGCACATTGACCACACTTTGACCAGATTCCCACTCGCACGGATGGACGCGACATGGCAGGAGCCAAGACGAGCACGAGTGGGATCTGGTCGAGTCGATCGTACCCGATTCGCGAGTTCCTCAAGATCATGGGGCTCACTCGCAAGAAGCTGGCTGAGCTGAGATCACGAGGGCTGATTGTCCGTGATGCGGGCCAGCCTGTGATCCTCGGCTCCGACTGGCATGAGTTCCTCCGATGCTGCCCTGAGTACCGCCCACTTCGCCGAGGGCCAGGGCGTCCGCGAAACTTCGACAAGTCACCCGCGTCCGACTGACGCGACCCCTTAAACGTCACCTGACAACCGTTCTGAAAGGTGCTCTCATGGCTACCGGTACGCCTATTGCCGAATTCGATCCTGCCTCAATGGCGAATCGGATCGTTCTCCCGTCCCTCCCCGAGCTTCGTGGTCTTCAGGAAATCATCGACCTGCAGACGCGGGAGCTGAACCGGCTGAAGAAGTTTGCTGAAGAGCATCGCAAGCTCGTCCAGTGGCGTGATGGGATCGTCGCCGAAGATCTGGCCGACAAGATCGACGTGCGGCTGGAGGACTACCAAGACGACGGAGGTGGGCGGTCTGCCGTCGCCATCGATCAGGAGTCCGTCGCGATTGACCTGTCGTGCGAACAGGAGGAAGGCGACTTCATCCCGTCCGTCGTGATCGTGACGAAGGATCTGGAGGACGGCGACACCTGCCGCCTGCGACTGACGCTGCGGGCTACCCATCTCGTCTACGACGTTGAACTCGCTTCAAGCTGAAGCATCCCCCGCAGCCGCCCGAACGGGCGTGATCCTTTTGTGTTGGCCCGCACGAGGTTCACGTGGGCGGCTGCGGTTTCTCTCTCAATCTCAATCTCTCGGGGCCAAGGATCGAATCATGCCGCTCGTCAACTTCGATGCCCATCAGGCGATTGGACCTGTGCTCGTGTTCGCGAGCGGTGCTGTGACGTGTGTTTTGGTGTGGCTGTTTCAGGGTGCGGATCGACCCGCAGGAAGTGGAGGCATGGATGCTCATTTTGACGTTGACAATTGGCGGTTCAGTGATCGTGGGCGAGGGCGACGCGGCAACTGAAGTCTGCGTCCTGTCGTCGAAAGGTGACAGGGTGAAGATCGGAGTGAAAGGCCCTCAACGAGTTGTCCGCGATCTGGTCGACGGACGAGCCAAACAAGCAAGAAAGGACAAGGTGGGCAGTGAGCCAAACGACCTGTGAATTCCCCGATCTCGACACAACGCCGGATGACACCGACGATCTGCTCGCGGGCATCGGCATCGACATCGATGCGGAGATTGAAACGACCCTCTCCGCAGACGACGCGGCGAAGGCGGCAGAGGCTGAAGGGCTGGAGCGAATCCGCGAGTTCATCGCATCGCCTGCCAGGACTGGCGAGCCGTTCTACTTGGACTTTGAGACGATCCCCGACTTCTCGCGGATGGAGGCATTCGGGCTCGATCCACTGCCCACTCTTCCACCTGTGGAGGGGCTGGACGAGCTTCTCCCTCCCGACCAGTTCCTATCGCAAACAGTCCCTGAGATCGACGCCTACCTGGGTCGTCACAATCCGCCAGGGGAGTGGATTGCGGAAGTGATTGAGACAGAGAAGGCTGGCAAGGCCCGCAAGGGAGTCTTCGAGAAGATCGAAGCTCACCAGCGGCGGATCTCGTCTATCGCCAACGCGGAAACGGATCGCATCAAGCTCATGTCCGTGACGCCGATGATGTGCCGCATCTGCTCGATGGCGTTCGCTGTCGGGCGGGACAAGCCGAGATCGATCTACTGCGGCGATAACACGCTCATGGAAAAGCACGTCCTTGATATGGCTTGGAAGCTGATCCATCGGCACGGCCCACTCATCGGGTTCGGCGTCGGATTCTTCGACATCCCCGTTCTGCTGACGCGGTCGATGGTGCTGCGGGTTCACCCGTCGAAGGTGCTGGATCGGAAGCGATTCGGATCATCTGACGTGCTGGACTTGGGGCAGGAGCTGTACGGCGGAGGGAGGAATCTCGGACTCAAGCCGACGTGTGCGAGCCTGGGGATTGAGGCGTCGCTGCCGGACGTGGATGGGTCGCAGGTCTACGAGATGTTTAAGGCCGGCCGGACTGACGAGATCCGGGCGTACAACGAGAGCGACGTTGATCTGGTTCAGCGTCTGCACCTCGACCGAATGGCAGGGTACTTCTGCGTCTAGCCTGCTGCGGGAACGTGATCGCGATTGCTGCCGCAGCAAGGCAGTCCCTTAGACGGCTGATCGCGGGGCCGGGTAGCGGGCCAGAACGCACCGATGGCACTCGGGACAGACCGAGATTACGGCAACTCACACAAAGGAAAATCATGACCGACTCGACTTCACTCTCGATTCTCGACAGGGTCCAAGACCCGCAGAACTTCATCATCGGCATGGGCAAGATGTTTGCCCTGTCTGCCATGTTCGGCTGCAAGACTGAGCCGCAAGGGATCGTGCTCGCGATGCACTGTGCGATGGAGCGAGTCTCCCCACTCAAGATCATGTCGCGTTACCACTTCATCGACGGCAAACTGCGGATGAAGGCTGCGGCAATGCTCGCCGAGTTCAGGCGGATGGGTGGTCAGCACACCTGGGTTAAGGACGGAAGCGACGGAAAGGTTGCGACAATCGAACTGCGACTCGGCGAAGAAAAGGTCACATCGACATTCACGATTGACGACGCGAACCGCCAGGGGCTGGTCAAGGCCGGGTCCGCATGGACGAAGGCACCGGCGAACATGCTCCGCTGGCGGGCGGTGTCGAATGGCGTTGACATGATCTGTCCGGAAGCGGGGATCGAAGGGTCAGGGCTGGACGAGTCCGACGATCCGAACGACGGCGAGATCATCGACGTGACGGCTGAACCTGTCAGCCCTGCTCCTGCTCCGGCGAACCCCGCTCAATCTGCCGCCGAAAAGAAGACTCGCAAGGCAAAGGCCGAGTCCGCTCCCGCTCCTGCCGCGACGGAATCTGCACCCGCTCCCGCGGCTCCCGCGACGACCGAACCAATTCAGCAGCAGTCCAGCGAGCCCGCTCCGCAGGAGACTACCCACTCGACTGCGGCTGCGGCTGTGGCGCCCACGACGGCAGCAGCGGAACCGGCTCCCGCTGCTGAACCTGCCCCTGCAGCGACCCCTTCCGCCGATCTCCCGCCCATCGTCACCGAGATCCTGCAGTTAATCGACTACGTCGGCAAGCGATGGCCATCCGACAAGGGGACATGGGACGACGCCTTCGGCAAGGTGAAGTCGGTACTCAAGTTCCCGGAAGGCAACACGCTCGCGGAGCAGGTGACGAAGCTCCCTGACGCAATTCGCCAGAAGCTCGCCGGATGGCTCAACACCGAGCGACAGAAGATCGACCGTCTCGGCGGGGCGAAGGATCTATCGGCCTGGGCGAACCAGTCCCCTCAACAGGCGGCGGCAGCAGCGGCAACGTCGACCCCCGCATCCGCGAGCTGAACCCTGCCCTGCAAGCTCTCGCAACTCGGCACGGGTTCGAGCGGCTTAACGATGCGTGCCTGGAATCACTCGGATACCCGCTGGTGATGACTCATCAGCAGAGCGAAATCGAAACGGCAATTCGGCATTTACTGGCAACACAAGCACAAACAAGGAATCGATCATGAGCACGGGAACAGATTGGGCGAACGACGTTGGCGGAGAACTCCCGACATCGGACGACGGGTTCGGATTCAGCGGCGGCGAGTTCGGCTTCGACGATATGGACGTGACCGGCGTCGACGCGAAGGAAGTGGGCAGTGGGCATCTGAAGGTCGACAAAAAGGGCTGGTATCAGTTCCGCATCGAGGCGACTGCGAAGCCGAAGCCGTACGAAGAGAACGACATGAGCAAGCCTCGCAAGCCGTCGATCTCCCTGCGGATGGTCGTCGTCGCGAGTGACAACGGGACTCCACCCGGAGCGATTCACTATCACGATCTGATCCTGGGCGGCAAGGGGGCAGGCGTCGCGGTGGATAAGTGGGATATGGAGCGGACGCTGAACTTCCTCGTGGGCTGCGGCGTGCTGCGGAAGGAAGGCGACAAGGTCATCGACCCTGAGACGGGAACCACGAAGATCCGATCGAGCACGCTGGAAAAGCGACTGAGCGGGCTGAACGTCATCGGCAAGATCGAACTGACTCCTGCCAGGACGGACGAGAAGAGCGGCAAGACGTACTCCGAGCGGATCGAATTCCCGTTCGGGCGAGGGCTGTTCCACCCGGCCGCGAAGGAAGTCGCCCATCATAAGTGGGTGAACGACGAAGTGCTGAAGGCTGCGGGGATCGTCCGCGGTGCCGCGAAGCCGAATGCGTGATGGGTAGTCGGTGACTCGCCCCGTGGCTGCGGACGCTGGACTCACCACCCCAGCGGAGAGGGTTCGATGCCCTCGCGAGTTAATGGTCAGCGGGCCGGTTCGTTCCGGCTGCAACGTACCGGGAACTGCGTTGCAACGCTGGCGAAACCCGGAGGCCGTCATGTTGGCGGTGTGAGCGATGCGGGCGCAGCGTTCACAACTCCGGGGTTTTTACACCGCGATTCTAATCGGGAGGCCAGCATGGAATCAGCGACGACGACGAGCAGTCAGCAGCAGCGGCAGAGGCTGGACGTTCAGCTTCGGTGGGGGATTCGTCGCGACATGGCAGAGGTCATGGAGATCGAGCAAGCCTGCTTCAGCGATCCATGGACTGAAGAGGAGTTCCTCGCCGAACTGAAGATGCGAGACAGGATCATCATCGTCGCCGAACGTGGCCAGCAGATCGTCGGCTACATGATCTACGTGCTGACGAAGCATGACCTGCAGCTCATCAACTTCGCGGTGTCGCCGGACTTCCAGCGGCAAGGAGTGGGCAGTCAGCTGATCGACAAGCTCAAGGCGAAGCTCAGCCAGCAGCGGCGGCGGAAGATCATCGACCATGTCCGCGAGACGAATGTGCCGATGCAGTTGTTCTTGCGGTCGCAGGGGTTCACCTGCAGGGCGATCGAGCGGGATGCGTTCGAGAACACCGATGAAGATGCGTACGTGTTCGTGTTCGAGGGGAGTCACTGAAATGGAACGAAGAGCATTCATCACCGGAAGCCATGCGTACGGAACCCCGCGTCCCGACAGCGACATTGATCTCGTGATCCTTGTTGATTCCGCGACATGTGCGTTGCTTTGTGATGGCGGAAGCGGTCCATCCAGAGTGCTGGCGGATGGGACCGGAAAGGCGTTTTACGGATCAGAGGATTCGATGCTGAACCTGATCATCCTCACCGACCCAGCCGAGTTCGATCTGTGGCTCAAGGGGACTCAAGAGCTGATCGCGATGAGGCCAGTTGATCGCGAGACCGCGAAAAAGCATCTCACGGCAATGGGACTGACGAATCAGGGTGTCGGGCAAGATCCCGCAGGGAGACCCTCTCGACGTGCTGCTGTCATGAGATGGGCAGTCGAGATCTATCACCCTCACTTCGGCTGGCTTCGCTGGGAGGAAGGCGACAAGTCCTACTCAACGAAGCCTGAAGCCGAAGCCGCAGCAATTCGCTCCGCCTACAAGACTCGAATCGTTCAGGTCCAGTAGCCATGTCCGCTCCACTCCAAGAACTTCGCGGCACGTTCCGTCGCCTCGCCTACTCAGCAAAAGGCGATGGGCGGCGGTTCGTCATCGCGGCAATCGAAGTCGACGGAGAGGAGAAGCACGTCTCCGTCAAAGGCGACGCGGACCCGAACGAGTTCATTCACGATTTGCAGTATCGATTCTGGGGCAAGTGGGAAAAGGCCAATGACTATGGCAAGCAGTTCGCATTCAAGCAGCTCAAACGAGACGAGCCTCACTCCCGCGTCGCCGTCGTCGGATACCTGCGACAGTTCGCGACTGGCATCGGACCCGTCTACGCTGCCCAGCTCTGGGACGCATTCGGAGCCGACGCAGTTCGTGTTCTGCGAACTGATCCGCATCGTGCAGCGGTGGCACTCGGCATCCCGGCATCGCGAGCCAGGGGCGCCAGCGACGCACTGAACCGCGACGGGGCGAATGAGGATCTGCGGCTCGAACTCGTCCAGCTTTTCGAGGGGCGGGGGTTTCAAAAGAAGCTCGTCGATCAGGTGATCAAGCTCTGGGGGCTGTCCGCTCCGCAGAGGATTCGACGCGACCCATTCACTTTGTTGGTTCATCGTCTGCCGAGCTGCGGGTTCGCCCGATGTGATCGGCTGTATGTCGATCTCGGTCTGCCGATGGAGAGATTGAAACGGCAATTCGCCTGCATCTGGAAGTCGCTGAAGGACGACGGCGAGGGGCACACGTGGCACCCGATGGAGGCCGCAGCGAAGGCGGTCATGCAGGGGGTCAGCGGTCTGCCGGAGGGAAAGCTCAACTGGCAGCGTGCGGTGCGACTTGGCGTGAGGGCCGGGTGGCTGCGGGTCCGCAAGGATGAGAACGGGAAGTGGTGGGTAGCCGAAGCGAGGCGAGCTGACAATGAGTTGGCTGTCGCGGCGGACATGCGGAGATTGATGGGAGGGCGGGACGATGGACGAACAGACATTCAGAACAGTGCGGACAGTGATCTTCGCGACAGCGATCTTATCGGCGATACTGTCGTCGGCGGTGACGATGATCGTGATGCAGATGTCAAAGTAGCCTGGCCAAACCCAGACGACATCAAAGGACTGACCGCCCACCATCGCGAGCAACTCCGCATCGCCTTCGCCGGCCGCGTCGGCATCCTCACCGGAGACCCTGGCACTGGCAAGACGACCGCCGCGTCCCTCGTGCTTCGGCATCTCCGCAGCACTATCGGAGCGGAGCATCTACTCGTGTGCTCGCCAACGAACCTCGCGGCGATGCGGCTGCGGGACGTGCTCGCCTCGCACGGAGTCACGGACGTTCCTGTTACCACTTTCCACCGAGCACTCGGAGCACAACGCAATGGACACGACGGAGCTGGCTGGGGATTTTTTCACCATCGAGGCAACCCGCTTCCTTGCAAGGTGCTTTTCGTCGACGAGGACTCGATGCGAGATGTTGATATTTCAGCAAGTCTCCTCCAGTCTCTTCGTGACGGAACGCTCGTTCTCTTTCTGGGTGACACTAACCAGCTTCCCCCAGTGGGACATGGGGCACCACTCCGCGACGGAATCGCAGCGGGAATCCCTCACGGACACTTTACGGAAGTGCTTAGAAACTCGGGCTCAATCACGGACTTCTGCCGCAACGTCAGGGCCGGGAGACGACCCACTCCACCGGCGGTCATCGACCTCGAAGCCGATCTCAACTGGAAGCACTTCGAGACGTCATCTCCAGAAAGCCAAAAGGCGATTCTGGGGTCGCTCCTGAGCACGTTGGGCAACTTCGAGATTGACGGGCAGAAGATCGACCCTATCCGCGATGCACAGATCCTGGTCGCACTGAACGAGAAGGGCGACCTGTCGCGGAAGGATCTCAACACGCTGGCCCAGTCGATCCTGAATCCCTTCGGCGAGACGGTCGACGGGAATCGGTTCCGCGTCGGCGACAAGGTGATCTGCCAGGAGGGCTGCAGTCTTAGCCTGTGGGTCGACCCGGAGGAAGTGGGCAGTGACGAACTTGCGGAACGCGAGGACGAGACGCTGAAAGAGTTCGTCAGCAACGGCGAGATCGGCATCGTCACGCGGGTGGAGAAGCGGTTCTCGGTTGTCGAGCTGGCCGGGGAGAGAATCGTCCGCGTGCCTGCCGCGAGAGGCGATGACGAGAGCACAGGGAACTTCGATCTCGCGTATGCGGTGACGTTCCATAAGGCCCAAGGAAATCAGTGGAAAATCGTGTTCTGCCTGAGCGACCGAGCGGCGAACAGGATGGGTAGTCGCGAGTTGTGGAACACGGGCGGAAGCCGTCCACAGATGCTGCTCGTGACGATCGGGGAGTTGGCGACGATTCAGAGGCAATGTCAGCGTGTGGCACTGCGGGACCGGAATACGTTTCTGAAGGAGCTGATCTGCGATGTGTGACCTATGCAGTACCGACGAAAAGGAAAGAGAAGCTGCCCGCAGTCAACTGCGATACGAGGCAGAGCGGCTTCGCGAACTGGCTGCGTACCTCGAATCCATCGCCTCAGGATCCGTTAAGCCACACGCACCGGGAATGGCCCTGGGTCCGATGGCGGCTGGCGTGATCCGCATTTGTGCCGAGTACCTGTGATCATGAAAGACGAACCGGCTCACTGCCCATTTAGCATCTGCTGCGACAATCGCGAGCAATCGCCCTGGTCGTTCCGTGGACTCACTGCCAACGCGGACCGTGACTACCGCCCACTTCTTGTGGATGTGCGGCCCGCGACTCTCGCGACCGGGGACTACTCCATCGCAGGGTTCGAGTCGCAGATCACCATCGAGCGGAAGTCGCTCTCCGATGCGTTCTCCACCTTCACTCACGACCGCGAACGGTGGGAGCGGGAGCTTGAACGGATGCGATCCATCCCGTCCTGCCATGTCGTAATCGAGGCGGGGTGGGAGGAGCTGTCGGCAGGGCCAGTCCGCGACGGCGGGGCGAAGGTGGGTAAGGCGGTGATGCGGTCCATCTTCGCATGGACGATCCGCTACCCGCACGTCCACTGGTGGGCGATGCCATCGCGGGAGTTCGCGGAGGTCACGGCGTTTCGCTTGCTCGAAAAGTTCTGGGAGGAGGATCAATGGCAGTTGAAGGAGTTGGGGAAACTGAGCCTCGAACCCGCGTCAGGCTCACCAAGGAAGTCAAGACAGTCGCGGGAAACACGTTCCCTACCGGGACTCTGATGGACATTGTCAGCGTCACGCTGCGACAGCCAGGAGCGAAGAGCTACGACGTGTATGGGGTTTACCCGGACCGGTTCGAGTTCATCAGCGAGCCGCAGAGGAGTGGGCAGTTGGAAGCGGTGGCAGAGGAAGTGGTGACGGACGAGATCGAGGATGAGCTTTCGAGGATCGGAATATGAGCGTGGTCAATTGGAATGAATTCGTCGCGACCCCAGGAGATGCCACGCGGTATGCGATCGACGCACCGTTCGTCATCAACGGGATGAAGTACGCGACGAATGCACGAATCGCAATTGCCGTCCCGTGCGACGAACCTGACACCGCCACGTGCGGAAGGCGACTTCCGAACGTGAAAGGACTGTTTGACGGCGTCCGCTCCGTCAGCACGTGGCATCCAATGCCGGACTCCAAGCCGTGCGAAGCGTGCAAGGGATCCTGTCGAAGGAAGTGCCAGCAATGCGACGGGAAGTGTTACCTCGAATGCAATCTCGGCCATGAACATGCTTGCGAGAACTGTGAGCTTGGACTTGAGACATGCGATCAGTGCTCAAGTCATGAGCATGGAGTGACGTTCGGGGATCGGGTGATCGCTCTCCGGTTCTGCAGTTCCATTTCTCGACTGCCAGGCCCTGTGCTCTGGGGAGTTTCAGGCAGCGACCCGCGAGATCCGGTCTGTTTCAAGTTCGACGGCGGTGTCGGTGTCGTCATGCCTGTTGTCGAGGGAGCTTGAACATGAACGACTACAAATCCTTCCTCGCTAACAAGCGGACCTATCGCCCCGACAGCGGCATCGTCATCGAGCAGGGCGAACTCAACCCGCTCCTCAAGCCGTGGCAGGGGGACTGCGTGCGGTATCTCCTGCGACGTGGTTCCGCCGCAGCCTTCGAGGAGTGCGGTCTCGGCAAGACTTTCCAGCAGCTTGAATGGGCATACCAAGTTGCCAAACACACTGGCGGACTCGTGCTCGTCCTGTGCCCCCTCGCGGTCTCTCACCAGACGCACCGAGAGGCAGATCGATTCAACGTCTGCCGAGACAAGTCACTGCCCATCGGTGTGTACGGTTCGCACGATGCCATTCCGTTCACCAATGGAATCGTCATCGCGAATTACGAGAAGCTCAAGCATCTCAAGCCAGAGCGGTTCGCGGGGGTCGTGCTCGATGAGTCGTCGATCCTGAAATCATTCAACGGAAAGACGAAACAGGGCTTGTGCCAATCCTTCGAGGCGACGCCATTCCGCCTCGCCTGCACGGCGACCCCCGCCCCGAATGACCAGATGGAGCTTGGCAATCACTCCGAGTTCCTTGGTGTGCTCCGCTCGTCCGAAATGCTCATGCGGTGGTTCATCAACGACACCATGCACGCGGGGAAGTACCGCCTGAAGGGGCACGCCGAGGCGGATTTCTGGGACTGGGTCAGCTCGTGGGCAGTGTCACTGGAGACGCCGGACGATCTCGGGTACCCCGCTGACGGGTACGTGCTCCCGCCGCTGAACATCCACGAGCACGAAGTTGAAGCGGACGACGCGGCGCCCACAGGCAGCGGGCTGCTATTCCGTAATGAAACGATCAACGCGACGACGGTCCACAAGGAAAAGCGGCAGTCCTGTGCGGCCCGGGCGGAAGTCGTCGCAGGGCTTGTGAACAATTCCACAGAAGCGTGGGTGGTGTGGTGCGATACAGACTACGAAGCGGATGAACTGGTCAAGCGAATCCCCGATGCCGTCGAGGTTCGCGGGTCAATGAAGGAGTCGAAGAAAGAACAGCACATCGACATGTTCTCTCTCGGCTTGGCTCGCGTGATCATTAGTAAGCCCGAAATTTGTGGGTTTGGCCTAAATTGGCAGCACTGCCACAAGACCGCCTTCGTCGGCCTGTCGTACTCGTTCGAGCGATTCTATCAGGCGATCCGCCGCCTGTGGCGATTCGGCCAGTTGTTCCCGGTCGATTGCCACGTCGTCAACTCGGCGGCCGAGCAAGTCGTCTGGCGAGCCGTGAAGCGGAAGGAACAGGAACATCGCCTCATGAAGCGGTCGATGTCTCAGGTGATGCTCGCCAGCCAGATGGAGCGAGTCAGAGGGAAGCTGCGGGTCGAGTCGTATCGGCCCGAGATGAAGATTGAACTGCCCAGTTGGGTGAAAGCGAGAGCGTGAAACAATGGACTGCCTCAACCAAGAATCCGGCAACAATTGGGCGATGTACCACGGCGACTCGTGCGAGTTGATCAAGTCCATCCCGGACAGCTCGATTGACTTTTGCATCCACTCCCCGCCATTCGCCAATTTGTACACGTACTCCGACAGCGAAGCGGACATGGGGAACTGTCAGTCCACCGAGGAGTTCATTGCCCATTACAAATTCCTCATCGCCGAGCTGCTCCGCGTCACCGTGCCTGGTCGCCTCTGTGCGATCCACGTCAAGGATTTGCCGCGTTACAAGAACCGTGACGGAGCCTCGGCCCTGGAGCGGTTCCCCGACAAGTGTGCGGACGCCTTCGAGGAATGCGGCTGGGATTTCCATTCTCGCGTCACGATCTGGAAGTGTCCCGTCACCGAGCGAGAGCGAACGAACAACTGCGGCCTGCTCCACAAGTCGATTCTTCGCGACTCGTCCTGTGTCCGGCAGGGGATGGCAGACTTCCTTCTCGTGTTCCGCAAGAATCCCGGCGACACGCTCCTCAGCGAAAAGCCAGTCGCGCGACCGCAGGGGCTGACCGAATACATCGGCGACGAGCGATTCAATCCGCTCAGTTCGGACTACCACCCATCTCCCTACGCTCGCACCGGAAAGCCTGACCCGATCCAGTCGTCGATCTGCGTCTGGCGGAGATATGCCGAGCCAGTATGGTGGGACATCGATCAGACCGACGTGCTGAATTACAAGGTCGCGACAAGCGAGAAGGACGAGAAGCATATCTGCCCGCTCCAGATGGGAGTCATCAAGCGATCCATCCAGCTATGGACGAACCCCGGAGACACGGTACTGACCCCCTTCGGCGGCATCGGCAGTGAGCTTGTCGGGGCAATGCGTCTTGAGCGGAAGGCGATCGGCTTCGAGTTGAAGAAGGAGTACTTCCAGCAGGCCTGCAAGAACTGTCGGATTGAGGAATCTTACGTCGACGCGCCGCGGCTTCAGTTCGACGAGGAAGTGGGCAGTGAAGGCGGCGGCACAGCGGACATGGACGACGAACTCGCGGGGATCGGGATCTGATCCTTCGCCCAGTGTCGCGACTGCATCTCGTGGAAGTGATCGGCCAATGATGTCCCAAGAATCAAAATCAGTGTTCCCCTACGTCGTCGACTGGCTGTCCGTGCTCGTCGGCGACGATCAGGTCTTCGAGATTCGCGGCATCGGCAGCGGTCGCAAGTACTCCGGATTCTACGATCGTGCCCACATCCGCGAGGCGGCGATGCACGCACTGTCACTCACCGACCGCAAGGAGCGTGGGCAGTGGGCCTGCAACGGCATCTACTGGACGCTGAACCCACTTGACCCCTCCGTGCTCGCTCGCCGAGCGAATCGCATCGACGTGGCAAGCCGCGACTTCTCCCCGGCCAGGGACGCGGACGTGATCAGCCGACGATGGGTGTTGATCGACTGTGACCCAGTCCGCACGGCGGGAGTGTCATCCGACGCGGATGAACTGCGGGCGGCGTTCGATGTGATCATGGAAGTGCGGGACCACCTTCGGCAATGGATCTCGACGGACTCGATCTTCGCCGAGAGCGGCAACGGGTTCCACCTGTTGTATCGGGTCGACATGCCGAATGACGAGGCCAGCACGAAGACCGTCCGCGACATCCTGCGATACCTCGCAAGCAAGTTCGACACGGAGAGAGCCAAGATCGACACGAGCGTCTTCAATGCGAGCCGAATCTGCAAGCTGTACGGGACCGTGAGCCGGAAGGGTGACTCGACGGAGGATCGTCCGCATCGTCGGGCGGGGATGAGCGAGGTCGGAGCATGATCACTCGGGAGTTCATCCTCGCAGGCCAGGCGACCTTCACCGTCTCGAATCCGCAGGGAGTCCACTACACGTTCCGCGTCGCGATGTCTGGCACTGCCCACTTTGCTGCGGTGCTCACCGGGTCGGACAACGAGCGGAGCTACACCTACGCGGGCATCGTCAACGCAGTGGATGGGTCGTTGAGGGCGACGGGAGCGAGCAGGATTGCTGCGGATGCGGAGTCGTGGAAGGTACTCGCGTGGGCACTGCGGCGGATCTGGCGTCAGGACGAGCTTCCCCAGGGCTACGAGATCCGCCACGCCGGGAAGTGTGGGCGATGCGGAAGAGTGCTGACGACTCCGGAGAGTATCGAGAGTGGACTGGGGCCGACATGCAGGGCCAGGCAGGGAGAGTGATTGATGGATCTACTTAACCGCACAACAGTCCCGCATGTGCTGGACCGGATTGAGGCGTCGTGGCGTTGGTTTCAATTGGCGATTGGAGGTGCGAGGTGAGCGTATCAGAAGCGGCGGAACGGTTGCGGCGGATTGTTCCAATTGAGTCTGGCCTGTGGGAGAAGACTGGCAACAGGTGGACGCAAGAGGACAAGGATCTATGGCGTGTGGCAGGTGCCCTTCTCCACGAGCTTGACCCGACTCCGGTTGATGAGGAGTGGGCGAGGGGCGTGGCGGTGAAATACGTGCTCGAATTTTCTTGGGACTGCGGTGATTGTTACGTGACCATTGCGGCATGCGCGAAGATCACCAACCCGACACGCGGTCAGGTGCGGACGATTTACAGGGGGTTGTTTGGGCAGGCACTGAAGGAGGATGGGCGATGAGCGACAAGTCAAAAGCGGCATTGATTCAGGTCATGAACGTCTTCAGATTTGACCGCGAATCATTCTGCGTGGTGTTCTGCCGAGAGAACTCGGGCGTTGTGCAAATGACATCGAATCTGCCAGACAAGGAGTTGGCGGAGCGGTGCGCAAGCATGATCCGGGATCGCGGCGGGCATGTGTTCAGTGTTGTCTCGGCAGGCGTGCTGATTGCTGCCCTGAAGCTGATCAAGCAGAAATCATCGCAAGATGGCCTGACCACGAACAGCGTCTCCCAATCCTATTCCGCACCAGAGCAACGGGAGCCGATGCGGTTGATCCAGGATAACGATTCGCATTGGTACATCATCCCGGCCGCGAAGGTGGACGAATTCCGCCTGTGGTGCAAGGCGATGGAGGATTGCACGGCACCGCCCAGCGATTGGGAACCCGAGAGGATCAATGGCCCGCACACACTGAACATTTTTGATTGGGAGGATGGGCGATGAGCGCGACGTTTCTGAAATGCCCGAAATGCGACGAAGGCTACGCTGGCCACGACTGCACCGGCGAGGCGATGGACTGCCACTACTGCGACGGGACCGGGCGAATCACGGCAGCGATGTTTTGCGAGCAAAGCGAACGGATGTGTGCTCTTGTCGGTGATGCGATGGTGGCCGATGCCATTCGTCGAGAAGGATCTGAGCCAATCGACGAGGGCTGGCTGCGGGAGATTGGGTTTTCGGGTCGCTGTGCCTCATGGGGTGTATGGAGCCTCGCAATCGACAACGATTTCTCGATTGAAATGGACCAGTGGCCGCCAACTGGAGAATGGCGAGTGTTCGCGGTTCGTGCTGATCTGTTTGATCCAACGCAGAAAATTTCAGTCAAGTTGGGAGTAGCACCATTCACAACCCGCGCGCAACTGCTGGACCTGCTCGCGGCACTGGGACAGGGGGTGCAGGGATGATTGACGCCAACAAAACCGGAGAAACGCGGCGGGTCACAGAGGCAGCGGCGATCTGGATGGGTAGCCACGGATTCAAGCCGGTCGAAACGGAAGTGCCTGTCTCAGATGGTTGGCTGGCTGACATCGCCGGGTGTGCGACGTTCACGCGGTCGGAAGCGATCCAGATGGGCCTGATCCGTCGAAAGCCAGCGTGGGATCGTCAGTGGCAGCATCAAATTGCATTGTGGGAGAACGAGTTCGCAAGCATTCCGCAGATAATTACAGCGGCAATCGAAGTGAAAACCAGCCGCAGTGACTTCACGCGAGATCGAAAATGGTTCGCTGAATCGCCGGTTCATCTGCTTTATATTGCCAGCCAGCCAGGATTGGTCAGCCAAGAGGAATTGCCAGATAACATTGGACTGTTGTCGTGTGGTGACGGCGTGCCTCGATGCGTGCGAAAGGCCAAACTGTCTTCAGTCGCCCAGCGGCAAGTCTTGGCAGTGGTGTTTCAGATTGCGATGCGTAGAGACCATTTCACCGCCTATGCACGGTGGCGCGAATTTGAGAGGCAGGCACGTTCTCGCGACAACGAACGGACGAACGTGTGCCGCGTCAACAATGTTGTGAATGCAGTGCTGTCAATCGTCGACGGACACTGCACTGCTGAGGATGCGATGCGATCTCATGGAATCAACGCTGGAAAGCAGAACGACAAGATTGTCAGAGAGCTTCGCAGGGTGGAGCAGAGATTCGCGACAGCACTCAACGAGGAGCCGCAGCAATGACACCCGACATCGACAGCATGACCGGCAGGGAGTTGGACGAGGCGGTTGCGATTGCCTCTGGGTGGAAGTGGTGGCGAACATGGAGAGTTGACACCCAGCGGTACGAACGATACCTGGCCGCTGCAACACCGCTTCAGCCGGGTGCCTCCGATGGAACGGAACCGCTAAAAGTAGGATGGGACGCGGTCCTACCATATTGGCACACCGACACCGGAGCCGCGTTCGGCCTGCTGATGGGGCTGGATGAGCAGATCAACATCCAGACATCTGCGGATGGCGAATCGATAACGGTCCTGCGGTGGGACGGCACGACGGATCAGCGCGGAACGTGGGTCGAACTCGCAACCGGCCCGAAAGCCGACGCCGCGGCAACAATGGTACGAGCGTGGTTGAAGGTTCAAGCGAGGAAGGGAGAGTGAGGGATGGCGGATATTCTGAGGCTGAAGAAATGGAGCACGTATCTCAGTGATGGGCGGTCGTATTCGTCCAATTCGTGCGCCGACAAAAAAGAGGTCGCCGTTGCAGTGATCGTCGGTTTCGAGCCAGCGAAGATTGACGACGAGAAACAGTTTTTGAATGTGGACGATGTCATTTTGGATATGGCTGAACACATTCGTGGCGTGAGAAAACGAGAGCAGTCAAAGAAAAAACGAAAGGCGGCACAACCATGACGGACGAGCGTAAACAAACATCATTCCGCGACTTGCTGAAGGGGCCAGAATGGAGTGAGCCAAACATCGGCTGGTGAGTTTCGCTGACACGCCAGAAGACGCGATGCGTCGCATCGACGAACTGTACCTGCCGAGAGAGGGGGAGTGATGTCCGAGAAATGTCCGAAGTGTGGATCGTCGCACATTGCAGGTCTGATGGAATCGTTCTGGGTTCCGCTGGACGAGGACGGAGACCATCCACCGTGGGAGCAACTGTCGTCAGAGACCGAAGTCGGTGCTGAGCGGATGTGCTACGACTGCGGATGGACCAGCGAACCGGAGCGCGAACCAATCGACTACGAGCAGGCGTGCCGGGAGTTGATTGTTATCTGGCACCAGTGTCCGGGGAAGTCCGTTGACGAGTCGTGCAAACACATGGCCGCGAAACTGCGGCAGATCGTGGAGGGGGAGTAGATGGATGGCGATTGCATTAACTGCGGCGAATCTGGCAATTGGTGTAGATGCGACACCGAGAAAAAGACCATCGCCATCGATTTCGACGACACGCTGACGGCACTGCCGGCCATCTGGAACGCGTTCATCAAATCATGCTATGCGGAAGGCCACACCGTCTACCTCATCACAGGCCGACGCGACACAGACGAAAACCGCGAGACGATCCGCGATTTCCTGACCGAGCACGACCTGCCGCGACTGCCAATTGTGTTTTCTGAACTCGGCTCGAAAATCGAGGCGTGCAATCGGCGAGGGATCAAGCCGGATATCTGGATCGACGACGACCCTGTGAAGCTGGTTCACGGGCACTGACTACCCACTCGCCTGCTACAATACCATTCCCTCAAAACCCGCCTCACCACGAGTGCGGGTTCTTTTCATGAAAGGATTCTCCCCATGTTCGGACGACCCATCTTCATCTCTCGCACCTTCCTCGACATCCCCCTCACCGCCGATGACTTGGCGCCCATCGCCGCACTCGCCCCTCCCGAGCCCGTCCGCCAGAAGCGAGCCCCGAAGCACTCCCGCCTCTCGAAGCATCAGATCATTGATCGTGCCCGAGCGTACGTCGCCAAGGCGGACCCGGCCATCAGCGGCCAGCACGGATCGGACCAGACGATGGACGTCGCCTGCGTGCTCATCCTGGGGTTCGACCTAGCGATTGAGGACGCACTGCCCATCCTGCAGGAGTGGAATGACCGCAACGACGAGAAGTGGACGGAGCACGAGCTGCTGCACAAGCTCAAAGGGGCGGACGAGCGGGGCGGGGACCGGGGGTATCTGCTGACGGAGTCGGCTTCACTCCAGTTTCCGCCGCGGGAGATCACCACTCTCGACACCTCCCTGAACTCGTTCGAGCCAATGGAGCATGTCGTCCAGAGCGAGGTGATCGTCCTACCATCCTGCGACGACTCGCCGCTCGTCGACCAAGAGAACCCCATCGCGTCATTCGGATTCCAGGACATGGAGACTTCAACGACCGAAGTCACTGTCGCCCCTGAGCCGAAGCCACTCCGCACCGTGCCCATGAACTGGGACTCGCCTCGCGTGCAGGAAGGCCGGACCGACATCGCCAACGGATCTCGCCTTGCACGGATCATCTACAAGCGGGCCAGGTACGTCGAGTCCTGGGACTCATGGGTGATCTGGGACGGGAAGCGATGGAAGGTCGACAACCTTGGAATCCGAGAGTTCGCGAAAGAGATCCCTGGGACGATCCTAGCAGACGCTATGGCCGAACCACCCATCGACCCGTACGCCTGCAAATGGGCGATCGAGTCGTCCTCGCGGCCACGGATCGAAGCGGCAATCTCGATGTGCAAATCGATCCAGGGCGTCAACATCAGCCACGAGGAACTCGACGCGGATCCATGGCTACTCAACTGCCAGAACGGAATCGTCGACCTGAGGACTGGGCAGTTGTCCCCGCACGACCCGACGAAGATGATCACCCGCATCACGAACGTCGAGTACGATCCCGACGCCGAGACGTATGAGTGGGACCGGTTCCTCGAGAAGATCCTGATTGATGACTCCCTGATTCGCCACGTGCAACGCCTCATCGGCTACTGCTGCACGGGCTCAACGCGGGAGCAGGTACTGCCCATCTTCTGGGGTGAAGGATCGAACGGGAAGTCGACGATGCTTGACACCCTTAAGGCGGCCCTGGGGACGGACTATGCCTCAACCGCCCCTCCCTCGCTGATCGTGCAAAAGAAGTCCGAGTCCCATCCGACCGAGCTTGCCGGGCTGTGCGGGAAACGCATGGTGACAGCCATCGAAACTGAGAAGGGCCAGCGGCTGAATGAGCCACTCGTTAAGCAGCTGACCGGCTCCGATTCGATCTCCGCTCGCCGGATGCGGGAGAACTTTTGGGAGTTCAAACCGACTCACAAGATCATCCTCTGCACGAACCACGAGCCACGGGTCGGGGACGATTACGCCATCTGGCGGCGACTGGTCATGATCCCTTTTACGGTCCAATTCTGGAACCCGGAGAAGGGGGAGACGGGCCCAGTCGAGTTGCAGCGAGACAACGACCTTCCGGCCAGGCTGGAGAAGTGCCTGCCAGGTGTGCTGGCGTGGGCAGTCCGCGGGGCAATCGACTGGTTCAACGGCGGGCTCTCGGTGGACGAAAAGACACGGCAGGCGACGGCAGAATATCGTGAGCGACAAGACTACTTCGGTCGATTTGTGGCCGAGAGATGCGTCACCGGACCAGTGTACAGAGTCCAGTTCTCGAAGCTGTACGATCAGTACAAGGACTGGGCCGAGGAGAACGGGGAACGGGTCGCGTCGAAGAAAAGCTTCGGGGAGTGGCTTAATCAGAAGCGATTCGAGAAGGACAAGTCAAACGGCATCTGGATAATTGGGCTATCTTGGAAAGCTGAATACGACAAGTCGTCAAGTTTTGAACAGTTTTAGTCCACAAATTTGGAACGATTGGAACGATTGGAACGAGGTTTCGGTATAGCAAAAAATTTGACTATATAGGGGTTTATACGGGAAGTTCGTTCCAATCATTCCGATCGTTCCAGTGTACAAAAACTGTCCAAAATGTACACTAGTCGAACCATGTGGAGCACTCAATCGATTTGACGTAAGTGCGTTTTCAATTGAGTCTCCGCAGCCATCCCACCGCAGAACTTTTTTCCGCCTACCGTAATTTCCGCCTCGCCACTCTCCGCATCTCTCCACCCCTCAATAAGTTCCGGTTTCGCAATCCATCGAACAAGAAACAAAATCGCCGGTAAAGTGAAACTAAATTCGTAAAACAGACAGAATGTCTAGTATTGCCAATCGTCGCGAAGCCTGTCCATCATCCCCGCCATCGCTTGACATTCGAGCCATGACGCGATTGACCAAGGGGCAGGGAGCATGTGATGCCAGCCGGAACGACGATCGATCTGACGAAGCTGTTGACGCGGTCGAACCTGTTGCGACTCGTCGCCCTGGGGATGGGCAGTGCAGCGGCATGGGGTGCGATGGGGACGGTGCCGAAGATGGCGAGTGCCTCTGGTGCTCCCGTCAACGACGTGCTCAACACGATCCTCCCGGCAGTGGGTGGTGTGGTCGCGTGGATCTGGGCGAGGGCATCGGCGGTCAAGCCGGAGCTGATCCAGGCGGCGATTGCAGCCTTCGCGAATCCGACTGACGCGGTGGCCGACTTCAGGCTCGCGGTCCAGTTCTCGGCATACATCCGAAGCCAGTGGCCGGGGTCGCCTGCACTGGAGTATCTCGATCAGGCGGTGAAGGCTCTTGGGGTCGACGTGATCAAGGACTCGACGGGTCAGGCGGTCGCTCAGCAGCCGCAGGCGAGTGGGCAGTAGCTGATCAACGATGTGGCCTCGATCAAGGATGGGTCATGTTCCAAGGACGGACATCTCGACTGCTGGCCTTCATGCTCCTGCTCGCCGCAGGCGGGTGCAACGTCCAGTGGGTGCCCGTCGATCCGGTCAAGCCGGACCCGAACCCGCCAGGGCCAGTCGTTGGCGAGAGAGCGTTCCGCCTGCTGATCGTCGAGGAGACTGAGGATCGAGCGAAGCTCCCTGCAGCACAGCAGACCATCTTCGCGAGCGTCCCTTTGCGGAAGTATCTCCGCGATCACTGCCACAAGCTGAGCGATGGCAGCGAGGGGTTCCGCTTCGTCGACAAGGATCAGTCGGGTGAGCTTCCAGACGAGCTGCGGAAGGCCGCTGACCAGCCTCGTCAGGCTCTCCCATGGCTGTACGTGACGGACGGGGTGAAGGGGTTGAGTTGCCCACTGCCTGCGACGGTGGACGATGTGCTCGCGAAGGTCAAGCCGTACGCGGAGGGAACGCCATGACGTCCATGCTCTACGACGGCGAGCCGATCATCAACGCGGCGACAATTGCGGATCATCTCGGCAACGACACGGACCGACGCTGCGGCACTCTCGCCCGCGACTTCGACCTCACTCCGGTAGGCTCCATCGCCGGTGCCCCTGCTCTCCCCGAGTCGTTCAAGGTCGTCGACCGCAGCGAGTGGCCGGACCGCATCGCAGCGATGGAAAAGGACGGCTCACGCATCTCCGACATGATCGTCGATTCAGCGATCCCCACGCAGAACCAAGAGCATCTCTCGTTCTGCTGGGCGTACTCCTGCGGGGCTGCTGTCATGGTGATGCGGGCACAGCAGGGCCAGCCATTCGTCCAGCTTTCCCCCGAATCCATCGCAGGGCCAGTGAACGGGTATCGCGACGGGGGGAACTACCTGTCACGAGCACTTGCCCGAGTGACGCAGTTCGGCATCGCGTCGACGGCGTACGTCCCACACCTCGCGGTCAGTAAGTCCGACTTCAAGCCGGGGTGGGAGCAGGACGCACAGCAGTACGTCGCGGAGGAGTTCTGGGACTTGGGCAGCGATGACGGTCACATGTTCGACCGCATCATGACGTGCCTATTCGCCAGGATGCCCGTCCCCGTGAACTATCAATGGTGGAAGCACTCCGTCCTCGGTTGCGATCCGTTCATGCGGAAGGCCGGGCGGAACAGCGGGCAGTACGTCTTCGGCAATCGCCTGTGGAACTCCTGGGGGAGCGGCTACGGGTCGAACGGGTTCGCTGTCGTCGAGGAGCCGTACACGAACGCGGCAGAGGCATACGCACTGCGATCGATCAAGTTGAAGGGAGCGAAGTGATGCCCACGATCCGCAAGGTTCCTCAGGAAGTCGCCATCGCGTCGGCACTCGCTCAACTGATCTCCGCGAGGGGGCAGGTCGACGAGTACCGCCAGGATCAGGAGCGGTACGATGCCGACTTCGCCAGGCGTCGCCGTGCCGCGTCAATCGCGATGTTGTGGGCGACAGTGCTCTTCGCGTTGCTGCCCATCATCGCGTGCCTGCTGGCAGGGTGCTCGTCCCGGCCGGCCGTTGCTCACGCCTTTCCGATCACGACCGTCGAGTCTGTTGCGTCACCCGAAGCGATCGAGTCCCTCTCGGCGACATCTCCGGAGTCGTCCCGCGGAAATGCACCGCAGCCCAAGGACGGGGCCGAGGGGGATTTTCCCATCACCGAGTTCGAGGAGCGGAATGACGTGCCGCCTGTCACCCCTCCCGCGAAGCTCGTGCAGCGTCGGGCGGTGATCATTGGCGCCAACTGGTGCGGCCCGTGCGTCGCCTTCGCCCAGCGGAACAGCAAGGGAAGCGACCGTCTCCTGCTGGTCTACGCGAAGCTCGACGAGCCATTCCCTGCGGAACTGACGACGGGTGAGCTGGCACAGGTGCGGGCCTGCATCAACGCCGGGCTGACGATCCCGATGGCGGTGTGGCAGGAGCCGAGCGGCAAGTGGTGGCGGAAGCCTGTCGGGGGCTGGACGACGGATCGACTGCTCAAGCTCATGGAGGAATGATGGCACCGTTTCAGCAGCGTGTGGTGGACGAAAAGTATCAGCTTGACGGCAAGCGGGCGGCACTGGAGCAGTTCATTCGCGGGGCGGTGTTCCCGTCCCTTCCTGCCGATGAGCAGGACCGGATGAATCGACAGTACGCAGCGATGACCGAGTATTCCAACATCCTCGCGGAAAGGATCGCCGCGTTCTGATGGACTCCGTCGCAGTATCATCGTCGTCCGCCTCTCCCGTCTCGCTGCAGGTGCGATACCTGCTCAGCACGATCGAGCGGTACGTCGGCCTCAACCGCAAGTTCAAGCTGATATGGCTACGGACCGGTGCGGCGGAATTCCCGTTGCTCGGCGGGGACGTGTCGCAATGGACTACGGAGCGGATCTACGGCCAACTCGGGCGATTCTCAGTGCTCCTTCCGGGTCTGGTGATCACGGAGGCGAGCCTGCAGTATGAGCTGAAGGGGAACGACCTGACGCTCGCTGCCGGGTTCACGCTGCCGGGGTTCGTCGAGAGGCTGTCGCCGATTCATCCGCAGGAGGTGGGCAGTACTGGCGTCGTCGAGTCCGCTGGGTCGTTCAGCATCATGGCGGTGTTCTCCCTGCTGTCGGTCGTGTGGACGCTGCTCCATCCCCGCGTGACGCTTCGCCTGCCGGGTTCCGTCGAGCTGTACGCGACCCTCGTAGAGAGTGGACGGCTGGTGATCGACTTCGTGAGCCCGCCCGAGATCGAGTGCATCTTCGGCGTGGCGTTCACCTGCACGCCGAACTCGCTGACGCTGACGGGTGACGCGGTGAAAGTGCAGTACAAGGCGGGCTGGTTCGCTCGCGAGAAGGAGTGGCAGATCTGATGGCAATCACCGTCCTGTCAGTCATCGCGATCGTGTTCCTCGTGGCCCTCGTGCGGCGAGGGAACGAGATCGACCGCCTGCGAATGGAATTGACTGACCGAGATCGACTGTTCGAGGCTCGCCGGAGAATCCTCGATGGTGCGTCAAGGGAGCTTGAGAATCTCCGCGAGGACAACGCCCGCCTCAGTGCCGCGTACCAGTCCGAAGCCGCAATCGTCCGACGAATCCGTGACCTGATGAACGACACGAAAGGGGTCGAATGACAGACGAATCTCAATCCTCAATCCCGGTCCCCTCTGACCCGATCAGCCAGCGTGCCGCGTGGTGGTTCGCCATGGTCAGGGCGGTTGGCTGGCCGACGATCCTGCTATTCGTGGTGGGGTTTGCGGGCTATCGCTTCACGGTCTGGTTCGAGCCGAGAGCGTCCAAGGTGATCGACACGCACGTCGAAACGGTGGGCAGTCTGCGAGTCCAGTCCGAGAAGCAGACGCAGATCCTGGGCGAGATGAGCGATTCGCAGAAGTCGCAAGGTGACATGCTGCGGGACATCCACCGGGCAGTCGTGAGACCAGCTCAGCAGGCGAAGAACGACAACTGAGCCAGTCGATGGGTGACACACAAGCAGCGGTCCGCGACCGCATAGCGAGGGGGTGATCCTTTGTTTGTCGTGATTCGAGTCTGGCTTGGCTATGCACTGTTTCGGATGGCTGGAGTGATTGGCGGGCCAGAGTTTCGGCGTGTGATTGTCGAGTCGTTCGCAGCGGAGTTGAGATAGCCAGCGTGAGGCACCGACCGGATCCTCGGACCGTCATAGACGGCCGGCGCCTCATGCGGTTTTTGGGAGTGGAGTGAATGACACCTGAGCAATTGAAAGCCCTGATCGACGCGGATCCTGAGTTCTTCCGCCCGGCAGGCTCGGACGACGTGCAGCCGGACGGGTACGTCTCAACTCCACACCTGTTCAACTTGCTCACTGGCGTATACGGGGAGATCGACAATCCATCACCCGCCCCGTCAGTCCCGAAACCTGTCACGGTGTCAGCCCTCGCGGCAGCGGCCCCCGTCACGCTCACGACGGTATCGGATGTGGTGTGGATCGAGATCGGCAAGCGGGTCGACGCACAGGATCGAGTTTGGCTGGCGACAACGGCGGACGTTCTGCTCGCTCGCAGGCAGATGCCGCAGATGGAGCATGACGCGGTGCTGGCCCTGATGACTGAGACGATCAGCGACCCATCCTGGCCAGCGAAGGTGCCCGCCCTGCCGCGATTCTCGGGTGATCCATTCGATCTGCTCAGTGTTGTCGAAACTGCCGAAGGGTCGGGCGAGCGGGTCGTGAAGCGTGTTGGGCTAATTGACCAGGCACTCGGAAGGGCGGTGGCATAATGGCGACGAACTTCCTCTGGGGCACTCGGCAATCGGGCGTCAACCTGATCACCACTGAGGCGAACACACTCGCGAGCGGATCTGCTACGGCACTCGGCCCCGAGATCGATAACCGGCTCGCAAACTCTGCCGGGTGGCAGATGGCGGACCTGTTCCTGACTATTGCGTCGAACTCGTCCGCGTTCACTGCGGCGAGCTATTTCAACGTCGCGTTCCTGACCAAGTTCGACGGGACAAACTACCCGACGTTCACCAGCGGATCGTCATTCAAGCTCGCCCTGCAGAACTACCTTGCGGGATCGATCTGGATCAATCCAGCGACCCAGTCCGCCAATGTCGTCTATGAAGGCATCCTGCGGGTGCTATTGCCGTCGACGTACTTCAAGACGGTCTTGATCAATCAATCGGGCATCACTCTCCCATCGAGCGGTAACACGCTCGTCATGTACCCAACGCCGGAGCAGTATTGATGCCTCGCGTCAGGTCAAACAGTCCGCTGCGGAACGTCGCTCGCTGCAAGGCGGAAGCGATGTTCCCGCAGCTGTGGGACGGTATCGGCCCCCTCTGGTATATCCCGGCAGGGCTGAACGGGACCACGGTCATGGACTTTGGCCCGTACAAGATGACCGGGACGCTCAGCGGGTCCGCCGTCGCAACTGCTGGGCAGTCTACAGCGGGGCTCGCTGCCGTCGTCTGTGCGGCGACCACCAGCAACGGCTGGACCTTCACCGACTCGACGAATTTCTGCACCCCTGGCACGAGTGATTACACCTTCGCGGCATGGATGGAGCCGACAGGAACGTCGTCGGGGATCTATGTTGTGTGGGGCTGGAACTCGTCCCGATGGCTCGGGTGGTTCCAAAATACGATGGGGTTCGATGGGTCGGGCGATTCGGCTGGCGGGACGTACCACAACGCAGGCCTGCGGCACTTCCTCTGGACGCGATACCTGGGCAGTAAATACCTCTACGTCAATGGTGTCGCGACGTACTCGGGCGGGGCGGATTCCGTCAACAGCAACACGAACAACGCAACCAGCGTCGGCTACTGGAACGGGGCAGGCTTCCCGACGAACGCGAAGTACGTGGAGGCCAGCTACCACAACCGCGGCACATCGGCAGGTGAAGCGAGGCTGCGGTATCAGCTTGGCCCTGGCGGGATCCTGACTCCGCGACGGAAGTTGTATGTCGGAGTGGCGGCAGCGGTGGGGAATCGGCGTCGACGGCTGCTGGCCGGGGGAGTGATCTGATGCAATTTCTGAAGCAATCCACCGCGTTCACACTCCGAGTCGGGCCGATCCTCGATTCAACCGGCGTCGAGTATTCCGGTGCGGTTATCGGCGATTTGTCGATCACCAAGAACGGAACGACGGCCGCAATGGCTGCAGCGGCAACGCTGACCTATGACGCCAATGGGTATTATTCCTTGGTGGGTACGACCGGCAATTCTGACACGCTGGGACGTCTCGACATCACATGCAATAAGTCCACGTACCAGATGCCCCCGGTGCGTCTGCAGGTCTTGGCGGCAGCAGCATTCGATACGATTGTGACGAACGGGACGATCGCCAGCACGACCAGCGGCAGGACGATCACCACGGACGCTGCTGGGCTGGTCGACGCGAACGCGGTCAAGATGGGGCCGAGCGGGTCAGGGACGGCGTTGACGGCACGCGACATCGGCCTGTCTGTGCTGCTCTCGGCGGGGACCGGGACCGGGCAGCTGGACTTCACCAGCGGTGTCGTCAAGGGGAATACTACCCAGTGGCTCGGCGGGGCGATTCCGGCCGTCAATGTCACCGGCGTTCCGAAGGTTGATCTCGTCGACTGGCTCGGGACTGCTCCGCTGTCGCTTTCGTCTCAGCAGGTGCAATCGGTTGTCCCGACGTCCACCGTCGTTGCGTCCGTAACCGGAGCGGTGGGCAGTGTCACTGGTGCTGTCGGATCCGTGACGGGTGCGGTGGGGTCGATCAGTGGGGTCACATTCCCGACGAACTTCTCCCTCCTGTCGATCGATGGAAGCGGAAGGATTGATGTCGGCAAGTGGCTCGGGACCGCTCCCCTCGTGCTGTCGTCTCAACAGGTGCAGGCAGTCGTTCCGTCGTCGACGGTCGTCGCCAGCGTCACGGGAGCGGTGGGCAGTGTCACCTCGAACGTCAACACGAACGCGAACTCGACGGAAACAGCGATCAAGGCCAAGACGGATCAGCTCACGTTCACTACCTCGCTGCACGTGGACGCGACAGCCTCGATTGACGCGGCGTCTGTGCGGACTGCTCTCGGCATGGCATCGGCGAACCTCGATTCCCAGCTTTCCGAGATTCAGTCGTCCGTCGATGCGATCAACACCGGGGCAGGCTCTGGCGCCCACACCGTCACGATCACCGTCAACGACGGCACGAACCCTCTGCAGAACGCGACCGTCACGGCATGGGTGAACAACAGCCAGCAGGGCAGCGTTGCGACGAATGCCAGCGGGGTTGGGGTGCTCGCCCTCGACTCGGCGACGTACACGCTGAACGTCACCTGCCCCGGATACGACGGGTCGTCAAGCTCGCTCGTCGTCAACGGGAACGTGTCTCACACCTACTCGCTGACGCAAACGAACATCACCCCGTCGACCGGAAGCCAGACGACCGCCTATCTGACCGTCGTTGACGCGACCGGGGCGGCGAAGGCTGGCGTCTCCGTGCGACTGACGATCACTGCTCTCGCGACCGGGACTGGCCTGGCGGTGGACGACCCATCCTCTGTAGCGGTGACTGGATCGAACGGGCTGGTTCAGTTCTCCGGCCAGCCGCAGGGGGCGAGCTACAGCGTCTACATCGGGAGCGGCGGGGGAGCTTACAAGGGGACACTGGCGTCGGCGTCGACGAGTCCGCTGGTGAATTCGCTCGGTCAGGTAACGGCATGAAAAAGACACTCGAACAGCAAAGGAGCTGAACACCAGTGAGCCAGGATCCTTGGTGTAAAAGGCGTAGCACACTCGCAAGAGAGGTCTCGTTCAGCCGGTGCCAAACGGCAGGGAAACCGAGAGGGTCTCCTCACTGGTGTTTCATCCTTCGCTCACAAGCGGATATCGGAAATGATCGACAAAGTCCCTGACAACCCAAACGAGGAGATCGACATCCCCGATGGACTGATGCTGCCCAGCCTGCCGAAGTCGCAACGCAACGCTCGGGCCTGGGCGATGTACGAGATGCTCGGCAAGGGGGCCAGCTACAAGGAGATCGCAGATCACTTCGCGACGACGATCGGAAAAGTCGCCAAGGCGTGCAACGAGATTGACCAGTTCTTGTCGAAGTTCTACGTCTCGAAAGTAATCGAGATGAGGGTTCGGCACACGCAGCAGTTGCAGGACATTCGGCGGAAGGCGATGGAGGGCTGGGAGCGGTCGCTTGAGGATTCTGTGACGAAAGAGGACGAGGACGGGATGGGGGCGAAGGGCTTCATCTCGAAAACGAAGACGACCATTAAGGGTCAAGCAGGCGACCCGCGATTCCTGTCAATCGCAAAGGACTGCATCGAGTCGGTCGGAAAGATCTGGGGAATCAACGAGAGTGAACCTGAGAACAAAGTCCCCATCAACGTCAATGTTGGTGTCTCTGTGATCGCACGAGAGGCGATGCAAAATGCCCCTGAATTCCTTGAATACCTTGAGCAACGAAAGCTGGACGAGTATCGCGACTCCGTTGTTGTGGGCGGTGACGACGAGCGGGGGGAAGTACAAGTGTCCGCCGCATCTGGTGACGCTCAGTCATGCGGTGCGGAAGACGCTGACGGGGGAGGATGGCATTCGCCGATTGATGGTCATGATGCCCCCGAGGCATGGAAAATCTGAGTTCTGTAGCAAGTACCTGCCCAGTTGGTACACGGGCACATTTCCGGACAAACGAGTGATCCTGAGCAGCTATGAAGCGACGTTCGCCGCGACGTGGGGCCGCAAGTCCCGCGACCTGCTGGAGGAGCACGGCCATAGGTTCGGCGTCAAGGTCGCGTCGTCGCCAGCCGCAGCGAACCAATGGGAAGTCGAAGGCCACGGCGGCGGGATGCAGACGGCAGGGGCAGGCGGTGCGATCACGGGCAAGGGGGCGGATCTCGTCATCGTCGACGACCCGATCAAGAACTCTGAAGAGGCGGCGAGCCAGATCATCCGCGACAAGATCTGGGACTGGTGGCAGTCTACCCTGTACACGCGACTTGAGCCGGACGGAGTCGCAATCGTCATACAAACTCGATGGCACGAAGACGACCTTTGCGGGCGACTGCTGGCGGACGCGGCGAACGGCGGCGAGGCGTGGCGGGTACTCAAGATGCCAGCCATCGGGAGCGACGGGGCGGCACTCTGGCCCGAGCGGTACGACATCGAGCGACTGATGCAGATCCGCAGGTCGGTGGGCGAGTATCACTGGAACGCTCTCTACCAGCAGGACCCAACGGCGAGGGAAGGCGGATTGTTCAAGGTGAACCGGTTGAACTGGGTCGACGCTGAGCCTGCCGGACTGCGATGCGTGCGGGCCTGGGACTTGGCGGCGACCGAGAACGACGGGGACTACACCGCGGGCGTCAAGCTCGGCGTCGATGGGGATGGGCGGTTCTACGTCTGTCATGTCGCCAGGGGGCAGTGGGCGACCGACGAGCGGGACAAGGAGATTCGTCTCGCGGCGAACATGGACGGGCGGAAGTGCAGGATCCGTCTCGCACAAGATCCTGGGCAGGCGGGGAAGTCGCAGGTGCTGGCGATGACGCGGATGCTGGCCGGGTTCCCCGTGACGGCGAAGACAGTCAGCGGCGACAAGGCGACTCGGGCGGACTCGTTCAGCTCTCAAGTTAACGCAGGGAACGTGTACGTCGTGCGAGGCGACTGGAACTGGAAGGCATACGTCGAGGAGTTGCGGCAGTTCGACAAGGGGCCGAACGACGATCAGGTCGACGCGAGTGCGGATGCGTTTGAGGAACTGACGGCGAAGAAGCAACCTCTGATCGCATAGCTGAAGGAGTGGGCAGTCATGGACATTCCGCCAGTGTCGTCCAGCGGCATACCGGACAAGAGCAAGCCGAAGTCGTCGAGCGAGAGTCCGCAGGTGCTCTACCTGAAGATTCGACGCGGGATGAAGTGGACGTACTGGTCAGAAGACGGTGAGGTCGATTCGCTGTCTCTCGCGACGGAGATCAAGTTTTACCGAGAGGCGAAGGTGATGGTTCAGGAATGGATTCGGAAGCCAGGCGTCGATGCCTGTGAAGTGGAGATCGTGACGCGATGAGCAAAAAGAAGCACAAGAAGTCCGGCAAGGTGAAGCCGTCCGAGTCCGCTGCAAGTGCGTCTCTCGACTCGCGGGTCGAAGCGGCCGTCACCAAGTCGCTCGGCGGAATGCTCGGCGGGGTGATTACCGCTCTCCGCGGTGGCCTGCCAGGTGGGTGGTCATCCGATCACCGCGAAGAGGCTCAGCACAATACCGGCTGGAACTACATCGCCATCCACGCGATCTCCTGCCAGGTCGCGTCCGCAGACGTGCAGGTGTATCGGGATACGGCGAATGAACCTGGGCGGAAGATGCGACGCAAGGCCATCCGGGAACAGCACGGCTCCGTCTCGCGATACCGCACGATGCACAAGGCTCTTTACGGTCGCGAGGATCGAGAGACCGATCCGCTCCCGCAGGATCACCAGCTCGTCCAGATCCTGAGCAGGCCGAACGCGAAACAGTCAGGGGGCCACTTCAACTACCAGCGAGCACAGCAGCTCAGGCTCACCGGGTGCTGTCTCGTCTGGAACTGCCCATCTCAGGCGGTGGGTGCCAACGGCGAGCGGCTTATCTACGAGCGATACGTCATCCCGACGGCGATTGCGACGCCTGTCGCGGTGCGGACTGCGGACATGCCTCTCGGTGGATGGAGGATCAGCGGCGGGGCGTCACGGTGGATCAACCTGAGTGACGACGGATTCACCGAGTACCCTGGGTGGTATCAACTGCTGAACAAGGTCGTCGACGCACGACAGGTGCAGGTGATCCGACTGCCGCACGCGAACTGGCTGGACGATGGGCAGTCCCCGATCTCGGCCGGGGCACTGTGGACGGACCTGTCGAATGAGATTGACACCGCCCGACTGCATCACCTGAAGCGAGGAGCGACGCCATCGATCCATGTCGACCTCGGGCCGGAGTCGCAGCTTGATCAGGACGGGATGGATCGTGCTGCCGAGAAGTACGGAAAGAAGTACGGCGGAGCGGACAAGACGGGGGCAGTGTTCATCACTCAGGGTGATGTCAAGATCAATCCGCTGAGCGACACCGCCAAGGATATGTGCTACCAAGAGGGGTTCGCGGACTCGAAGGCGGCCTGCCTGTCGCTTCATCAGACGCCGCCCGTCGCCGTGGGACTGCAAGAGGCTGGGGCATACGCCGCCTATTACGCCTCAATGATGTCGTGGCGACACTCCGCGATTCAGCCGATCTGCGATATGCTCGCCGAGTCCGACACGATCACGCTCGGGCCGATCTACGGCGATGGGCTGGTGATCGAGATCGAAGCTCCTGACGTGCAGGACAAGGATCTGCTGGAGAAGCAGCTCGCGAACGATCTCGCCGCACGGACGATCACCGTCAACGAGTGGCGGGCGATTCGCGGGAGACCACCCATCCCTGGACCAGAGGGGGATAGGCTGGTGGGCGATGCTGGTGCTGACTCTGCTGCCGTCGCTGGAACTGGCATGGAAGGCGACGCATCCGCTGCCGGAAAGACTGTCGCCGAAGAGGCGTTGAATGGTGCCCAGATCGCGAGCCTGATGGACATCCTGTCGTCCGTCACGAGCAAGTTGATTCCGCCGGAGACCGCACTCGCGACAATGCAGGCAGCATTCCCGTCGCTCGATCCAAGCGTTCTCAGCGGGATTCTCGACCCTCTCATCGGTTACGTCTCTCCAGTGCTGGCGGACGGATCTCCGAACCCTGCCGCCGCTGGCGGTGATGGCGGAAGCACTGGGGGCGGAGAGTTCTCCGACACGAGTCGGCTTCAGTGGAAGCGGAATATCAGTGCGATTCGCGACGTGCTGAACGATGTCATCAGCGGCAAGAACTCGGACGTGATGGCACAGACGCTGCTTGAGTCTCTCGGCCTGAGTTCTGACCGTGCAGACAAGCTGATCCAAGACGCGAAGGACGGCAGCATCGACGACCCGGATATCGCAGCGGGGACGGTTCCAGCCGCGACTCCAGCGAAGTCGCATCGAATCAATGGGCTCGCCACAAAGCTACTCGGAAAGTCGACGCTGAACACTGCCCGCGATGCCTTCCTCGAGATTGAGGACAGTCCCGCGGAGCGACGGCGAATCATCACTTCGGGATCGAAAAGGAACTAACTTGGCCGAAATCTCGAATCGCGATGAGATGGAGGAGAAGCTCGCCAAAAGCATGGGCAGTCTCACCGCCAAGCATCGCAAGGAACTCGTAAAGCTGCTCGGCAGTCCGCCACGTTACGACAACATTCCGAAGTCGTTTTGGAAGAAAGTCGAAGACGATGTAAAGGCGGAACTGGCGACGGCATTGCTGTTGATCTTCAGTGAGTCTGCGACCCAGCACGGATGGGCCGGGGACGACGCGACAGTCGCCGCCGAAGGGTGGGCAGCAGAGCGGGCCGAGTCTGTCGCCGAGAGCTGGGTCGAGACTGGCAAGGATATGGTCCGCACGGCTTCGGATCGATGGGAGTCGTACGACGAACCGCCCACCACTGCGGAGATCAGCGAAGACACGCTGAGTGCATTCGGCCCTGACCGCGTCGCCCGTGCCGCAGAGAACGAGACGACCGTCGCCAGGCACCAGGGGAGCGAGGTCGCGGTTGAGGCGACGACGGGATTGTCGGACGGCGATCTGTGGGTGAACACGGGAAGCAACGTCTGCCCGGTCTGCAGGGATCTGGACGGCAAGCCGCGGAGCTACTGGGAGAAGTTCTTTCCCGGTGGACCGCCTGACCCGCACGTGTCGTGCAAGTGCTACATCGAGTACGTGAATGAGTGAAAGAGACGAACCCAAGCTGGTCTTCTGTCCGTACTGCGGTGGGCAGAACTTCGCGAAACAGAAGGGGTACTCGCCGCCACGCTGCCTCGATTGCCGATGCACGTTTCATCTTCAATTTTCGAGATGGCTTCGCAAGGCTGCAAGAAAGAAACCGACAGCAAAGGAGTGCTGATGTCCGTGGCTGAACCGATCCGACCGAAGCGAGCTTGGCGCCCGTGGTGGATGCTGCCTGTAGACCAGCAGCCGATCTGCCCGAGGTGCGGGGTCGCGTGCATTGCCACAAGCTCACCCACCGTCGACGGGCGGAAGGTGCAGCATCGGAAGTGCCCGAAGTGCTCGTACACCTGCAAGTCCATGCCGGACGCGGTTGACGGAGGAACTGCGATCGACATCAAGCCGCCCCAGTCGCCACAGACCGATGGGCAGTAGCCGCCTTTACAAACATTTGTAAACAACCCTCACATCGCAATTCCATAATCCTGCCGTCGACGCACAATCGTTGGCATGGCGAATGGAACCACCACACGCAGGCGTCGGACGAAGACCATCGAGTCGGTAATCGGCTCGCAGATCGGTCGTCCCCGCTCGCCCGGTGCGTTCTACAAGCTCGCTCCAGCTGCCCCATCCCTCGCGATGGATGTCAACGACGGAGCCCCTTACGTCGACCGTGCTGCGATGTCCGCTCGTGCGGTGATCTCGACGCCTGCTCTCGACCGAATGGGCGACGTTCTCGTCCCCGAAGGGATCAGGCTCGATAACTATCGACGCAATCCGGTCGTCCTGTGGGCTCACGGATTCGAGGGGATCACGATTCCGCTCGGGCGGTCCGAGGATCCCGACGGCAACCTGACCGTCCGCGTCAATGGCGGGGCGGTTGAGGCGACGTGCTTTTTCTCGCAATCGACACTCGAAGCGGAGCAGATCTTCGAGCTGATCGCGGAAAAGATCGTGCGGGCGACGTCCGTACGCGAGACGCCGATCAAGTCCTCATGGACTCACGACCCGGTTCTCGGCGACTTCCTCTACGTCGAAGAGTGGGATCTCGAAGAGTGGTCTTGGTGCTGCGTCCCTGTCAATCAGGAGTGCGTTGCAAAGGCTACGGAAATCTTCCATCGCGGACGACTCGCGGGGCGGCCCATCGGTCCGTCGATCATGAAATCGCTCTCGGTGATCGCACCAGAGTTGAAGGCTCTCGGGGTTGGACTCGATTTCGCAAAGGGCGATACAGTGAAAGTTAAGTACACCAAGGCTCAATTGAAGTCCATGTCGCTCGCCCAACTGAAGGCGGCGAAGGCTGACGCGGAAGATCCTGCGGCGGTTGAGGAAGAGGAAAAGGCCCGCAAGGCCGACGATGCCTCTGACCCCGCGAACAAGCCAGCCGAAGATGTCGCGGAACCCGAAGACACCACGACTGCCGCAGCCGAATCGACGGACGGCGAAGAGTCGAAGGATGCAGGCACGATGCCTTATGGGCAGCAGCTCTTGTCCGCAGCGTTCACCAGCCTGAGCGATTGCATCAAGGGGCTGGAATCGTCGCTCGGTCCGCTTGAGCAGGAGACGGTCAAGGGAGGGCTCGGTGACATCCTCTCAGCCCTGAAGGATCAGCAGACGGCAATCGACGGCCTGCACTCCTCCGTCTATGGCAAAGCACTGGGCGGTGGAGAACCTGACGGCGATGAGGGCGGCGACGCCGAAGCGATGAAGTCATTCCTCGCCTTGGGCAAGGGTCGCGACCTGCAAGTCTTCGGGCTGGCCTCACGGCTGAAGTCGCTATCGACCGCGAAAAACTTGACCGCCGATCAGCGGAAGATGCTGAACGACGTGGACGGGCATCTGCGGCGACTCGTCAGCCAGGCGAAGTCCGCTGCCGCTGCGAAGCCTGCCGAAAAGCCTGCCCCCGCAGCGGCTGCCGAGGATCCGGAAAAGATCGCGGCCCTGCAAAAGATGATCGACGACTTGAAGTCGAAACTGCCCACCGCTTGACGACGTGGCCGGATGACGGCCGTAGGAAGTCCGCTTGCCACGAACCGAAGGAACGATGATGTCAACCGCAACCGCAACGAAGTCTGTCGCCGAGCTGGAAGCCGAAGTGAAGAAGCTGGCGGAGTCCGTCACCAAGAGCCAGCAAAGCAAGCCGGACCTGTCGGGCCTGCATCGCTACGACGATGAGGGGCGGCTCGTCGCGTCCATGGAACCGACCGACGAAGAGGTGACGATCAGTGCTCCTGGGCCGAATGCCCTCAGTGCCTACAAGTCGATGAAGCTCCGCAAGCGGGCGATCCGCGAGCAACTGAAGTCGGCTGGCTACGTCCCCCGCAGCGAGTTCAAGTCGTTCAACGACTTCGTCCGATGCGGCATGGACCACGGCGGGGTGAACTTCGCCGGGGCCGCGACGACCCAGTCGTCCAAGTTCACAAATCGCCTGGACAATCACTTCAAGGCGTTGAAGGCCGTCCAAGGGATGTCCGAAGGGGTCGGGGCCGAAGGTGGTTACACCGTCATCCCTGAATTCGCTCCGGGCATCATCGACCGCGTCTATGCAAATAACCTGTGGAACGAGACGGACAACTACACCGTTTCGGGAAACAACATGACCTTTAAGGCGAACGCGGAAACGAGTCGCCGGGATGGAAGTCGTGCAGGGGGTATCCGCGGCTACTGGGTTGATGAAGGGGCATCGCTGACCAGCAGCAAGCCGACCTTCCGCGACGTGACGCTGAAGCTGAACAAGCTTGCCGTTCTGGTCTACCTGACCGACGAACTGATCAACGACACAAGCGATGCCCTTGAGTCCTATGTCACCAAGAAGGCCAGCGAGGAATTCAACTTCCTGATCGGCAACTCGCTGATCAACGGTACGGGTGTTGGCCAGCCGCTGGGGATCCTGAATGCCCCTTCGCTGCTCGCCATCTCGAAAGAGAGTGGGCAGTTGGCGGCGACGATCCAGACGGAAAACATCGAGAAGATGTACAACCGGTTCTACGCTCCGAACCTGCCGAGTGCCAAATGGTATCACAACCAGGACTGCCAATCGCAGCTTGGCCTGATGACGCTCGGCATTGGTGCTGCGGGCATCGCGACTGGCATGAACGGGGACATGTTCCCGAATATGTCAGCCGCTCCATTCGGCTCGCTGAAGGGGATTCCCCGCCAGCCGATCGAATTCGCTCAGACCGTCGGAACCCAGGGCGACATCATCCTCGCGGATATGCGGCAGATGCTGTCGATCAGCAAGGGCGGTGTGATGCAGGCTGTCTCGATGCACGTCGAATTCCTGACCGATCAACTGGCCCTGCGATTCGTCATGCGTCTGAGTGCAACGCCATGGGAGATCAGCCCGATCACCCCATTCAACGGCAGCAACACTCAGAGCAACTTCATCACCCTCGCGACCCGTGCATAACGTCCGCTTGATTGCGGTTTGATCTGATCTTTCGAGTCACAATTAGCGGAGTTGAATCATGCTTCTGAATCGTCGCTGGACTGAGGAAGTCCATCATGTCATCGGCCTGGCCCCGGTGGCGAACGCCTTCGCGGGGACCGTCACATCGCAGGCGGTCAGCATGTCGCTGTGGGACAAGTGCCAGTTTGAGATCACCAAGGGGGTCGGGGCAACTGGCACAGCGACAATTACTGTCGAAGCGTGCTCCGATGCCAGCGGATCAAACCCGACCGCAATTCCGTTCACCTATCGTGAGTACATCACGAGCGGATCGGATCTACCCGGTGCGATCAAGTCCGCGACATCGGCCGGATTCACAACGACTGCTGGATCGAACCAGATCTATGTGATTGAAGTCGATCAGGGTGCGTTGATTGCCAGCGGCTACAAGTACGTTCGACTGAAGTCGGTCGAAGTCGTCGCCAACGCAGTGCTGGGTGGGATCAATATTCACCTCACCAATCCCAACTACCAGGGTGCGGCGATCCCGACGACCGTTATCACGTGACCCAAAGGAGTGGGCAGTACGACCCGCTCCGTTTTTCATAGCTCTTACCAGTCAACGTCAGGACTCGACAAATGGCCGATGACAAGAATCAGACTCAAGACAAGCCGCAGTCTCTCCCTCCCGTCGAAGGGGTGGCACTGGAGCTGTTCAAGGCCCGCTCCCTCCTGTCTTCGATCCGTGCGGCAGAGCAGATCGCAGTGCGGTGTTTTCAGGACGCTGCGATCTTCGTCGCCTGCGTGAAAAAGTTCCGCACAGGTGAACTTTCCGCCGCTCCCGAGTCTGTCTGGGGTGCGGACTGCATCGCCGCGAAGCTGCCCAAGTATCACCCGATCAACATGGTCAGCTCCGAATGGGGCGACCGTGCCAGGGTCAATCGGATCGCTCAATGGCTGGAGAAGCATCCGAGCGACGACGTTCCGTATCAGGAAGGCGATCTCTCGTGGAGCGTCGCCGAAACCCGCACAGCTCGGGCACTGTTCCCGGCCTATGCGGACAAGCCAGCCGAGAAGGCGACCGTCAACGCCTGACCGCCCACTCTTCAGCGCGAAGTCAGAAGTACCGATTGAGTCATAACCGGAGAATCAGATGAACGCTCAGCAATTCAGGTCAGCCCGCCAGGCTCTTCGGTTTACAACTCAACCGACTGGCGGCGACATCTACTTCGCCGGTTCAGCCAATGCCAACGCGGCGGCGACCGGCGGCTACTATTCCGATGTGCCGACACTGACACTGGCCCAAGCTCAGACGCTCTGCACTGCCGCGAACGGCGATGTCGTGTTCGTCCAGGCGGGACACGCCGAAACGATCACCGGTGCGGCCGGCATCACATTCAGCAAGTCGGGCGTCAAGTACGTCGGACTCGGGAACGGGCGAGCACGACCCACGATCACCTTCAGTACTTCGACCGCCGCTCAGCTCATCGTGAGCGGTGCGAACATCACATTCGAGAACTTCATTTTCGACTTCACGGGGATTGATGCGATTGTCGCAGCGATCTACGTCACCGCGAACGACGTCCGCTTCGACAACTGCGAATTCATCTGCAACAACGCGACCGCTGGTTGCGTGCTGGGGATCCTGACTGCTGCGACCGCCACTCGATTCGCAGTGGTGAACTGCCGATTCCTGGGCCAGGCGACAAACTCGGGGACCACCACAACCGCCCAGATCCAGCATGAGTCTGGCGACGATTTCCTGATCCAGAATTGCTACTTCACCGGCAAGATGACTCAGGCGATTTTGAATACAACGAACACGGTCCTGCGAGGGCTGATCGACGGCAATCGATTCGTTGTCTCGACGGGAACCGCGGCGATCACGATGAAGTCCACATCAACTCCCTTCATCACGAACAACCGCATGAACGTGGCGAGCGGGACCGCTCCAATCGCTGCCGCTGCGGGATTCGTCGCAGGGAACGTCTACTCGGCTGCGGCTGGTGTCACCGCTGGAACCGCTAGCACGATCTGATCTGTGAAACCAAACCGAAGGGCCGGTCGATGTCGAGTCGGCTGGCCTTTTTTTGTGAACCATCATGGCGCTGTCGACAGTAACATCGGTGAAGACTCAGGCGGGGATTCCTGCGTCCGATACGTCGCGAGACGATCAGATTGCAGCGATCCTCGCTGGCGTTACTGCCCACGTCAAAAACACGCTGAACCGCGACATTGAGCAGGCGACCTACACCGAATACTACTCGGGGGACGGTACGCCTGTCCTGCTGCTGCGACAGAGGCCAGTCACCTCGATCACGTCCATCTATCTCGACAATGCGGGCTACTGGGGAGACGGGGCGAACAGCCCATTCTCCTCGCCGCGGCTGCTGGTGGACGGGGTCGATTATGCCCTGCGGCGAACGTCGGCGACCCTCGGATCTCCTGCCGGTCTGGTCTATCGGATCAACGGAGTCTGGAACTACCCGACGCGACGGCAGCAAGGCTACGTGAGCAACCAGCCAGGTGTGGGAAACGGCAATCTCAAGGTCACGTACATGGCGGGGTTCCCGACGATTCCGGCTGACCTGCAGATGGGCGTGAACTCACTCGTGATGCGGATCCTGAACGCGGCGGCGATGGGCGGGCAGGCACAGCAGGCGAGCTACGAGGACGCGAGCGTCGTCTACCTCGCACCGGGGGAAGCGGCCAAAATGATGGGCAGTATCGAAGCGGCACTGGCGCCACACGCGGACGTTCCAGTTTAGAACGAATGGGCAGTAGATGATCTCGAACCAGCTCGCACGAGCGTTGAGGGACCAGACGATTCCGCAGTCAGAGCGGTTTCCGGCTACCGTCACGCTCCTGCCGGACTCGGGTTCACCGACGACAATCGCTGCCCAGGGGTGTTGGTGGAAGCCGCTCGACGTGACGCTGGACAACTACGGCGGGATCCTGCTGGAGGGGTCCGAGCGGATCATCAACATTCCCGCCGAATGGATTCACACGACAGGGGCACCCGCCGAGGCCCGCCAGGAGATCCGCCGTCGCGACCGCGTGACGGTGGGCAGTGTCAGCTATCTCGTGCTCTCGGCTGGCCTGCGGTCTGTATCGTCGCGATGGGAATGCCTCGTCAGGGAGATTGAGGCATGAGCGGAATCAGCAACCATTACGACACGCTGAACAAACTGAAGACGATCATCGACGGACTGAGCCTGTCGGGCGTCACGACCGTCGTCCGTCCTGTCTGGCAGCATCAGAAGGGCGACACACTGCCCATAGTCACGATCTCGCCGTTCGGCCCGGAGGAGTCCGACGACTGGACGAACCAAGAGGATGAAGTCGGCTATCCCTGCCTGATTGCGATCATTGCTCAGCCGGACGACACAACGCTCGAAACTCTGCTCGGCTGGCGGCAAAAGATCCGGCGGCAGTTGCGGAACAGGAAGCTCGATTCGGTGGCACTTCCGCAGCAATACAACATCATCCCGCGTCCGCTGGCTTGCGTCGATCAGCAGGCGTGGATGAAGGGGCTATATGTCTCGGGGATCGTGGCGAACGTCCAATTCACGGAGCCACGAACATGATCACGGAACTACTCGACGACGTGGCGGAACTCGGCGGGATCTTCCTCGATCTGAGCCAGCGGTTCGACAAGCTCGAATACACGGAGCAGTTGCAGGAGTTCAATAAGGACGTCGCTGCGGGGGAGCAAGCGGCGTTCGCTGGCGAGCGTTCTCCAGGCGGCGAATCCTGGCCGGAACTATCACCTGTGACGATCGCCCGCAAGGGGCACGACCGCATCCTGTACGAGACGGGGCGACTGGAAGCGTCACTCGTGAGCGTGGGTGGTCCGGGGAATATCCACGAGATCGGAGAACGCGGGAGCCTGTTCGGCACTGACGCTGAATACTCGCTCTACCACCAGCTCGGCGGCGGGCGACTACCGCGGCGAGAGCATGTCGGGACGGACTCGGCGACGGTGGACGACCTGGCGGACGCGATCGCTGAGCACGTCGTTGAATCACTCAAGTAAAAGGTCTGACACATGTCGAAGCCTGTTGAAAATACGTGGCGGATTCACGGATGCACGATCAGGCAGGTCGGGGCCGAGACTCCCGCGGACCCGCTCAGCCCGGAGCACGATGGGTGGTCGACGACCGTGGAGAGGGACGGGACGACTTACGGCCCATTCGCCTTCACGGGGGACGCCGTCCGCAAGTCCCGCGAGTTGGAGTTCCCGGTACTGCCCACTCCTACGGAGCCTGCCGTCGAAGCTCCTGCCGCCGAGCCTGCTCCGCCAGCCGAACCGCCAGCCGCCTGAGCCTATTGATTTGGTCCGCAACATCGAGAAAAGGAATGATCGAACATGACTGAATCAATGGCCTATCTGGCCAATATGTGCATCAAGAACGCATCGTCTCTCGGGACCGGTGCGGCGAAGATGAAGTATCTGACGAACGGGCTGAAGGAGATGCGGCCCATCGAGCAGAACGACGGGATTCGCGGCACCCGCTCGCGGAACGTCGCGGACATCGCCCAGGGGAACATCAACGTCGCGGGGCAGATCACTGTTGAGCCGACACCGATCGAGCTTGACCGGTGGCTGCCGTTCATGGGGTTCTCAGTTTCGACGATCACGTGGTCGCTCACCGAGACGCTGTCGGACCTGTACATTCGAACCGACATGACCGCGAAGGTGTACGACTTCCTCACGCGGATCTCGGCATGGACGTTGACGCTGGAGCCCGGAAAGAAGTGGAAGCTTGCCCTTGATCTCGTCGGCAAGACGCTGACGGTTCAGTCGTCTGGGACATCGCTCTCCGGGAGCGTGGATGACCTGTCGCGGCCCTACATGATGTATGACTCCGGGGGCGGCATCACGATCGGCGGCACGCTGTACGATGTGGACAAACTTGAGATCAAGTGCGACCACAAGATCGAGCCGACGTTCATGTCTGGCCAGACCGCGACGGACCTTGAGCCGACAGACCGCATCGTGACCGTGACCGTTCAACCGAAGTACACCGCCAGCGAAACGGGACTTCTTGACGCGGCACAGGCACTGACATCGCAGGCGGCGAGCCTCACGCTGACGAACGGCGGATGCTCCTGTGCGATCAGCTTCCCGGCCTTGGTTGCGGATTCTCAGTCGGTCGAGATCGCGGCCAGGAACGCGAAGCTGCGTCTGCCGCTGACCTACTATGCGTACAAGTCGAGTTCGACCCCCGAAATCGGAATTGTGAACGACTCATCGGCGTGACGCTGGGCGCCACAGCATCCGCAGGAGATGGGTAGTCAAGGGATCACGGAAGGAACGAAATGCCGAGCTTTATCGACGACGGTTACACGCGAGACGATGGGTACATTGCAGCCGCTCCAGCGGACGAGGGGCGTGAGCCGATCCACGGCGATCTGGAGTTCACCTACCGCGTCTCAACTCGACGGGAGTGGATTCCGCTGGACGCTGCGGTCGACAAGGAGCTGAAGAAGCAATCGCCCGACCCAGTGAAGATCGAGATGCTCGCCTGCGAGTTCGTCGCGTCGCACATCAAGGAGTGGTCGCTCAAGAATCGCGGAGGGCACGATGTCCCCGTGACTGCGGAGAACGTCATGGGGCTGCAGGTGACGCTGTTCAATCGCCTGTACCAGATCATCCGAGGGAACGACACCAGCGACCCGAAGCCTGGCAGCGACGCCAAGCCGAAGTCGGACGGGGAAATGTTGGGAAACTCAGTAGCGGTGTCTGGCTGATCCTCAGGCACCCGAAAGTCGCGAACAGGGATTGCCAGAAGTGCCTCAAGTATCAATACGACGAGGAGACTGGCGAGGTGATCAAGGGGCGGGACGGCAAGGCTGACGAGCGGTTCGACGCCTGCTGGGCTCCATGCCGGGACAGGAACAACAATCCGCTTCCGATACTTGGGGATCTTGATGAGAACGGACTGGAGATCGACGACCCGAAGCTGTGCTCAAGGTGCCCAAAGGGGACAGCGGAACGGCAGCGATCATTGAGTCCCGAGAACTGGCAGTGTTACGAACACTACCTCGAATGCAAGGCGGTGAGCAGTTTCCCTGACGACCCAGTAGTACGGCGGAACGCGGTCGAGATCAGGCGAATCGAGGAAGCGAACGAGCAGTGCAGGCAGGGCGAGTTCTATTCCCTGCTGACGATGCTGGCGATTAGAAGGGGGGCGGCAAGTGGCTGAGACAATTCGCGACGTCATCATTCGCGTTGCCATCGAGCAAAAGAACGCCTCTCTCAAGATGCCTGACGTCACGCCCATCGAGACGGCGAACGTCGGTGTCGCGAAGTCGATGCAGGACGTGGGCGACGCTGCCGCAAAGGAGTACGACCGGGCGGCAAATGAGGCGATGTCTGCCTACTCGCGGATCATGAAGTCTCGCGAGGAAGCGGAAAAGAAGGCTCAGGATCTATCGAAGCAAACCCAGTCCGCTCAGTCTGAGCTGCTCGGCGTCTACGCTCAGACAGCAGGGGCGGCGATGCAACTGGGTAAGGGTATCGCGTTCGTGACGGCTGCGAACGAGGAAGAGGCGGATTCGTTCGTCAAATCCATCGCAGCGGCACAGGGCTACTACGACGCAGCAGTGGGCAGTATCCAAGTCGTCAAGTCGCTCGGGGACATGCAGCGGAAGGCGGCGGCGTACATCGCCTTGACCACGGCGGCGACGACTACCCAGGGGGTTGCGGCGAACGCTACGTCGGCTGCGATGACTCGGCTTGCTGCGGCGACAGTTGCGGCGACAGGAGCGGCCACCGCGTTCGGCACTGCATTGCTTGCAACTCCGCTCGGGTGGATTGCTCTCGCAACAGCAGCGGCAGCGGCGGGGATTATCGCGTGGAACCGCTCGACGACATCCGCAGCGAAAGAAGCCGCCGAAGCGATGGACCGCTCCATCTCTCGACAGGTGGAGGATCTGCAGAAGCTCGCCAAATATCAGCAGGAGGTGTCTTCGCTCTCCCTGTCTCAGGTCGAGTCGAACGATTCGGTCGGGCTCGCCAAGCAGCTCGAAGACATGGAGAAGCAGCGGAAGGAGTTCGCCCAAAAGGCCAGAAACGTCCCAATGGGATTCGAGAATCGGCAGCAGGTTCTGAGCGGTCTTGAGCGGCAGAACGAGCTGCAGCAGACCAATATGGAAATGCTGCAGAAGGAGCTTGAAGCTCGCGGCCAGTTGAAGTCATCGCTGGAGAGCGAATTGTCGGTCGCACAGCAGATCCTGCGAACGGCCCAGGATACGGCGGCGGAAGAGGAGAACCGGAACAAGTCGGAACTGATTCGGCTTGGCTTGCTCAGCCAGGCTGACAAGTCCCGTGTGAAGCGACTGTACGACGCGGCACAGAACGGCCCACTCAGCCTGCGGCAAGCTCAGGAGGCGTCGCGGTTCGGCATCCTTCAATCCGAGGTCGCAGCGACTGCCGCACGCGAGGCGGAACGCAGTGGAATCACTTCCCGTCGCGAGGCGTCGTCCGACAATCAGCCGCTTGAGCAGGCCCGCAAGAACCTCATTTCCGCCCGAAACACGGCAGGGCTGGCGATTGAGGATATCAAGGGGGCGATTGAAGAGAACGAGGACGCAGTGAAGGAGCTTGCCGTTACGGTCAAGAATGGATTCGCAATGGCACGTCGTCTCGGCTCGCTGTTCGATGAGGTCAAGCGGGAGATCGAAGACTTCAAGCGGGAGAATGATAAGCGGTGGATTAAGCTGCGGGAGCCGGGAACATGATTGCGACCGCCCATCTCACTCCGCTAGGATGCACGCTCCCAGATGTTCCCACGTCTTCGGGTGCGACGCTTCCCATGTCAATCGAGCGAGATGTCGACGGCATTCGCGACGAGATTTCCGAGCTTTGGAACTGTATCAAGCAATTCCAGAACGTGCTCGCCGCTTTGAAAACGTCCGACGACGCCAAGACGAAATACCTCGTTGAGCTGAACGAGTATCTGAAGCAGTTGCAGTCGAAAGTTGAGGAGCTTGGCGGGACTCCCCCGCCAGTCCCTGACAGGCTGAAGGACTTCTGGGGGCACAAGAATTGAGCCAGGCGGTTTACGGTTCCTACACTCACGACGTGAACATGGTGGGCTTCAACAGCTTCACTCGTGAGTACGTGGACGGACCGACCGGCTACCACAAGCTTCTCCGCGTCACGTGCGACATCAAGGCCCGGATCATCCGCTCGACGCAGACTGCGGTATTCGCCGAACTGGAGGTCATGCGAGCGGCGTACTCGATCGGCGGCCAGTCGTTCGGCTTCTATGACGATTATGGCAACCTGCTCTCATGGGCTCTCGACACGTCGACGGCGGTGGGCGGGGTGACGGTGCTTAAGCCAGTCTCCCACGGCGATATCAAGGGCTCTCACGGGGTGAACTACCTCGACTGCAACGTCGTCCTGCAGGCGGACTACCTGCAACCACTGGGGGATGGGCAGTACCTCACATTCCAAGAGTCTGTTGACTTCTCGGGAAGCGGCCGGCCGCTGAAGGTCAAGCGAGTCCCTGCCATTGGGCGACCGTTCAAACAGCAGGTATCGACGGCGTCATGGTTCTACGCGACGCAGTCCGGCTCGCTGACGACGACGACCCCTTTCCCGCGTCCGATGGCTCCGCTCGCACCGGACCTATTTGACGGCGACGAGGGGGATCAGGAGATCAAGGGACCGTACCCGATCACGCAACGCGGTCAGGCGGTGGAGTGGGTGGTTGGATGGACCTACCGCTACTCGTCACCAGACCCGATCCTCATTCAACCGAACATCCGCTGACCACTGACCGCAGACGATTCAATGGAGTGATTTGACATGGCAACAAAGCGATGGGTGGGCGGTGCTCAGTCGGTCAAGGACGTGTGGACCCTGACGCTTTCGGGGACCGTCACGAGTCAGACCTACACGATCACGATCGGGACGAAGTCGATCTCGTATACGGCTGGCGGGGCAGATACGCAGGCGGTGATCTTCGCGGCACTGCTGGCAATGTGGAACTCGACAACATCGCCCGTTCCGCCAGAGTTCAAGGAACTGACGGCGACCGGCGGCGTGACGAATCTCGTGCTCACGGGGACGGTCACTGGACGGCCCAGCGTTGTCTCGTTTACGACGGGCGGCGGAGCGACGGCGACGGCGACGAACACGATCCCCGCGAGCGGCCCATCCTTTTTCAACGTCGCGGCGAACTGGTCAGGCGGCGTGGCGCCAGCGAACAGCGATATACTCGTCTTCGACTCGGGTTCCGTCCCCTGCAAGTACGGGCTGTCGTCAACCCTCACGGGTGTGACAGTGCAGGTCAATCCCGGCTACAGCGGCACGATCGGTTTGACCGACGTGAACTCGGATGGGAATTCCTACCACGAGTACCGCACGACATCCCTGACGCTCGACGGCGGAACTCTGGTCTGCAACTCGCCGAATATCAGGCTCTGCCGCCTCGCGTTCGGGACAACCCTCGCGACGGTGCGAGTGCTCAACAGCGGCCAGCGTCTCGACCCGAATGCCCCTGCCGTTCTGATCACGGGCGGGGCGGTTTCGAGCGAATGCGATGTCACCCGCGGCGATGTGGGACTGGCGTTCTATGCGGGGGAGACAGCGAACTTCCCCACGCTCAAGATCGGCTACGTCACTCAGCAGCAGTCGGACGCACGAGTCTACGGTGGCGTCGGGCTGACGGTGACGACGATCACCAAGACGGGCGGTGATCTCACGCTCAACAGCAACGCGACGACGATCACCCAGGGACCGAACGGCGGGACGCTGACTGTCGCAGCTGGTGCGGTGACGACCTTGAACGCGAACGGCGGGAGCGTGGTGTACAACTCGACGGGGACACTCGGCACGCTGAACATCCGGAACGATGGGGCGGTCAGCTTTGACGCGGACCCGCGAGGGGTGACGGTGACGAACACGATCAACATGTACGGCCCATCTGCTCGGCTGAAGGATAACCAGAAGCGAGTCAGCTCGGGCGTTCTCACGGTCGCGACGACTGGGACGCCAGCCGGGAACATTGAGCACGATGTCACCAATACGTCGATCGTGCTGACGTAACTCACGCAAGAGGAATGGGTGGTCAGGGATGGCCCGCAACGAAGAGAAACTCGCGACCGTCACCTATCCGGGGATTCTCCAGTATGAGGACTGGGACTTCACGGATCAGGCTGGAATTGCACCCGCGACAGGGATCATGACCGTCTATCCGCAGCCGAATCCGCCTGCACTGGAGGGCGACATCGTCATGCAGCAGGGGACGAATCGAATCGTCCTGCGGCGGATGCGTGTCGACAAGGTCTTCTACCAGGCAGGCAGCGGGGGGCAGGTCGCACAGGTCACGTTCCTTGACGAGCGATGGCGGTGGAATCAGGGCTACGTGATCCATGGGCGGTACAACACGCGACTCCCCGACAGCACCGTCGACCCACTCAGGGAGAAGAAGCCGATCGAGCTTGCCGAGTTGCTCATCGAGGCGATGGACGCGGACAACATCGACGCGGGGATTCTGGAGAGCGACCCTGATATCGCGAACGACCGGCCCGAGGTAGGGTGGGACGTGTCGAATCCCGCTCAGGAATTGCAGCGACTGTGCGAGCTGTACGGATTGCGGATCGTTCCGCAGCGGTCGACGGGGAAGTTCGTCCTCTGCCGCACCGGGGTAGGTGGGCAGTTACCAGAGGGCTTGCCGTATCAAGACCCATCACAGGGAATCGACCCGAAGGAGATTCCTGACGCGGTGCAGGTGTTCGGGGCACCGATCCGCTATCAGGTCCGCATCGAGTTGGAGGCGGTCGGGAAGGAGATTTACGACCCGTCCAAGCAGCCGTCGCCAGTCCCGCTCGATCCGTTGGCGCCAAGGCCGACGAACAATGCGGACGGATCGTGGAAGCCGATTGATCAGCTCACGTACATCCCTACAGAGAATGGGCCGCCATCTTGGGAAACAGAGGACGAATTCTGCGGGAATGTCTCGCGAGACAAGGTTCTCCAGCCTGACGGGACGTACG